CCCCCGTTTTTACAGGTACGGGTAACCATTATATTATGACGCGTTTATAAGACCAATTAACATAACGAGATATGATGTGTGATAGCTAAAAAAGAAACACACCATGCCCGAAGGCATGATGTGATCCTTGAATTACGCAATCCTTCTTGGGGATTGCTTGATCCACTGCACGACCTCATCCCAGCTCTCGCTGGAGAATTGGTCTTGCTGTGAGTTTGACGACATGTACATACAGCATGAGTCATCCCAGTCGTTAAGCAACACACAGCTGAACTGCTGCGACTCGGTGTCACAGTCAACCATAACACCGCAGAGTCGCTTAGTACTCTTAATCTGGGCAGAGCTGCTGCCGTATCCAACCACACGTTTGAACCCTGCTCTACGCAGGGAGTCAGACAGTTTAACGCAGGGCAATAAAGATCTTACTAAAGTAGTCACGAGAACCTCCATGTAGCTAATAATAACGCAGGCGATGAACTTTAGAGCTCATCTACTAATACCTACGTATACACCTCATTATGACGCACTTATTGGTTGAATTAAGTTAAGCTAGGTAAGATGGTTCTTAGCTACAAGTCTTGTAGCCAGGCTACAAAAGCACGTCGCTGGCGACGAAAACGTAACATAAGGTAACGGTCACATTATGTTACTTGACAATGAGCTGGTTACTGATAGCTAAAAAAAGAGCAGTTTAACGTCCTGCTCAGGACAGGTGGCTAAGCGACTATGTCGGACCAGCCTCTCAAGTCTGAACGATGTGAAGAAGACTTAGTGGCTATTGCACACAGTTCTTCTACGTCGTTACCGTTAAGGAAAGCTGAGACAAACTTCACCACTCCCGTCCATGAGTACAACCTGTACTCATAGTCGGCTGGAACACCGCTCAAACCCAAGCTGTCGACTAGTCTTGGACCGCATAGAAACGTAGTGACTAAATATCTCCCGTCGTCATCCGCCTCAGCCACCAACGCAGATCTATTGGACTCTACGCTAGGAGCAATTAAAGCAGACGAGTAGCTCCTTGACTTTCTAATCTGGTCTTTAAAGCCTGGTAAATTAGCGTGTAGTTTCTCAATAATAGTCATGGTTATTTCTCCTTTAATGAGGGCTACCACAGCCGGTAAGTACAACAGTGCAAGCGCTCTTACTGAGCTCCTGAACACTATCGTATTCAACTCATTATGACGCACTTATGGGTTGGATTAAGTGGAGACGTCTCCACTAGCCGTCCTATAAAATAATAGGACAGTAGGACGATAGGACAGTAGGACAATTACTGTTGATTAGGATTAAGCCTTGATGCCGCCTATGTCTGTACGCACAATGTCGTGCTCAGATAGCTCAGACCAATAGATCTCCAAAGCTTCAGTCTCTTCTATAGCTTCGAACTTATGGTTTAAGCCAGGGGGTATCTTGATGCACTCGGTAGGTCTAAGAATGATGGTGCTTTTTATAGTACCGTCTGGGTTGTAGCAGCTGACCATCAGCTTACCCGAGACTATATAGAATTGATTCCACTTGTGCTGGTGAAAGTGATTAGAGCAGTATCCACCTTTGAGAATATGTATGTGGCAGATTTGAAAGGAGTTGTCTAAATGAATGATATGGTTTCGGCCCCATAACTTCTCCTCTTGTCTTACAGCTAGAACATCCATGAGTTAACCCTCTATGATCTTCTTCCAAGATGCATTGAATTTGTTACGCTTAATCTTACGTCCAATCTTAGTGTTCTTGTTAAGGTCTGCTAAGCCATGATTAATAATATCTGCAGCTAAATTAAAGAACCTATTCGCATCAGGCTTAGCAAACACTATACCATTGGTCGATCCGCCCTGATCACATGGTACTAATATTCCGTTAGAGCCATCAACTATTATATTTGATATTGGAGGTATGTTATAAGCTATAACAGGAGTACCCATGTACAAAGACTCTATGCCAACTAAACCAAACCCTTCAATCTCAGCAGGCCATATGACTAGATCGTGGTTTCCGTACAGCAGCAAGGAGCTTACACATGTGGTTGTGTCTATAATCGGATTTATCTGATGGTTCTTTTTAAAGAAGTGCCTTAGTTCTCTAACCACCTCCCAAGACATACACCTAGGGCTGTACGATATAGACAGCTCAGCATGAGGGCACAGCTTGTTTACACCAATGGCTACATCAAACAATGCATCCATGTCACATCTAAGGCCTTGGCTAGAGTGCAGAGGTATGAGTACCTTAGGCTTAGAAGTGTCTACTCCTCCAATGTCTTTCCTGGTAACAGGTATCAAACTGTCCCACTCAACAGTGGATACATTCTTAAGATCAAAGTCCTTCTTTAGAGTCTCTGCATTACTAGGGCTTGGAGCTACAGTATGCGCACATAGCTTAAATGACTTCCTACTATAAGCTGGAAGGCAGTCCCAAGGGGCTAGAGCTATTGTTACTATGTTCTTACCGACCTTGTGTATTAGATCCTTGTCAGGTGGCACAGGCCATATGATGTGAGTAATACCTTTGAGCCACTGCTCGTAGCTCATGACGTCAGGCGTAACTACAACCGAATCCCAATCACAGCCGTATGTGTGTCCTCGTTTGAGCTTACTAAACAAAGTAGTCTCATACCCTATAGAACGCAATGAATCAGACAAACGCATTGCCGCATATACGGCATCGTGAGGCTTGTACTGAATATCGAATCCTATTCTCATACTGGGCCTATCAATTATGCGTGAACAGGTAGCCTTCTACCTTGGCAGGTTTGAACTCTGGTAAATTTGAAAGGTTCTTTACAAAAAACCAGTCAGCAGCAAAGTCATCGCTGTCCCATTTAACCTTACTGCACAAGCAAGAGCTTGCTATCCAAGCGCCTCCGTCAATCAAACCTCTCTTTAAAGAAGTATTAACTGGAGACCACAACTTGTGACTATGTACCATGTTGCAGTAAACGAAGCTAGCCTTATCGGAGTAAGCTTTAGACAGCATCCATTCAAAGTATACAGGAACATACCAGCAGTCTGCATTCATAGTGCATAGCCAGTCGCATCCGTCATTGACTGCCTTGTCTAATCCAGGCTGTCTCATGCTATGACCGTGCTTTCCAACCCTAGAAGAAGTACATGATAAGTCAAACCTTGCGTCTTCTCCTATTGCTAGCTTGCAGTTAGCTAAAGCCTTGGTGTCTAGCCAAGGACCATCGTGTGATATATAAGCTTTGAAGTTGTGATAGGTCTGAGCCTTTAACGCGTATATGAGGGAAGACAGTGAGTTGGCTTGATTGTACGTAACTAATGATATGCCTATCTTAGCGCTGGCTGGTATGTTTGACTTAGGCTTCCAGTACCTCATGAGTCTCTCCTCAAATGTCCTTTTCCTGCTCCTTTACCACTAGGCTTTCTAGTAACGCCACGGTAATGAAACACGAAGCTTGAGCAAGCTACTGCACTTGTTATACCTAGCTTCTTCCACCTTCCCATTAACTCGTCTTCATTACGAGTCATCTTGTACTTTGGATTGAAGAACAAGCCTGGGCTCATAGCTCCCATCAGCCAAGTGGTTGCTTTAGCAGCTATGCAGAAACCGTTTAGAGGTGAACTTACAGTTTTGCCTGAATGAAGACGAAGCAACTCAGACGACACCTTTGATATGTAGACGTCTGAGTCGCTAACTTTAAACTCTGGGTAGTACTTAATGACGTTTTGGCTAGCTCTGTGGCCCGGCGCATTCGTCGTCGGACCCACTACGCCTGCGCCGCCTTCTAGAGCCTCTTCGATTCCCAGCATCCAGTTCGGTGGAAACTTCAGGTCTGAGTTCCCCGCTACTATTATCTTGGGGTTTTGGGTCAACGCTAGCTGTATTCCCTTGTTCCACGACCTTGTCAGGTTCTTGTCGTTCTTCTCGAACCTGTACAGGAGCAGCCGGTGCTTCGGATACTTCTCCCATATGGCAGGATTCCACAACGGGCTCCCGTCGTCCACAAGTACCGCCAAGCTGTTCGCAGAGCTCGCCAGCAGGCTTTCCACAGCTATCTTCGCATAATCGAACTGATTGTACGTCGGTATTACAACAGCCACCAGAGGCTGGAAACGTCTCAACAGCTACTGGGCTGGCCTCCTCCTCTTTAGCTGACTTAGTTTCAATAGCTTCATCAATTGAAGGCACATTGTCGATGAAAGTGTCGATTGGATTAAACTCTTGAGGCTCAGGATCAGGTAGTGGAGACGCCTCCAATAGGAGCAGCTCTTTAAGTCCTTCAAGCTTTGTTGGAGTCAGCTGGTAATCACAAGATGCTAGAATGCACCTTACGTGCCCTCCTTCAACTTCGTCAGAAGGTAAAACTTCTTCTAAAGTAACTCCGTAGTTGTCCTTTAGGATACTGTAAGACTTGCTAAGGAAAGCTGAACCTATTGAGTAGTTAGATTGAATGCAGTTGTTTATTACTATCTTAGTTCCTGGCACGCACAGCCTAAGTATGTGTGCAAAATCAGACGCTATAGTCTCTGGTGACCTGCCGCCATCAATGCTTACTATGGTAACGTTAGGCATGTCAGCGGTTGCGGTTGGTAGGGTTTCTCTAGTATCACCTTTGATAAGCTGAACTAAGCTAGCACCTGCAGCTGTAATCTTCTGTCTAGCTAAATCCCTGCTTGCTGGATCATGCTGGCCCTTTAGGTGCTCCCTTTCTTTAATCTGTTCCGTAGCTTTTTCAAACATGTCAAAACCGTAGAACTCAATGTTAGTCCTACCAAGCCTCTTAGCTAAAGCTACTAAGGTAGCTGACCTGTCTGCGTTATGTACGCCAATATCGAGTATGCGGTAAGGCTTATTCTTCTTACTTTCGTTAATAGTGGAATTAACTGCTAAAGTAAGGTGATCGTATCTGCTCATCTCTGACTCCTTGTTAAAAGGTAACTCTATTCCAGACCTATAATACTTAGATATGTCTTTAGGCTTTGGAAGCTTAGACAAACCAAGCTCTTTTCTAAACTGTGCATAATCCTCTTGATGCACGTCTCCGCCACATCCCAACAATGGATATAGCGACAATACAGCTACGCCTGCCTTCTCTCTAGCTAGCCTCCTAGCTTTATAAGTCCATAGTCTATACTCTCTATAGACTTCTGAAGCAGATAAACCATGAAACTGAATATGCTGGTCATGCCCGTGATGGTCACCAGCTATATCGCCTAGGTCTACTCCGACTAGAATAACAGATCTAGCACCCATGCGACAGGCTAAATCAATAGCTGTTAGCTGTATTCCTTTTCCAAGGAACAAAGTATCAGACTTACCACCTATGAACTCCTTCCATTCATAAGAGGTATAAAACACATATATTGACGGGTCATTAAGCCGTAAAAACGTTGGAGCTTTATGCTTCACTAGCCACTTAGTTGGCTTTACCTTTTTAGCTTTAACAAGCTCTCTATATTCAACCTCAAGCTCTGGATGCACAGTTATGCTGTACATAGGTTCAATAAGCTTATAGGCTTGATTAAGACCTATCGTTACTCTTCCTTTAAAGAAATTCTTTGGAAACAACCTAGCTGTAGGCCCTGTTCCAACCACATATATGTCTGCACCAACGTGCTTCTTAATTAAAGTATTTATTCTCATTGATCACCGTTAGTCAATAAAGCTTTTTAGATACTTCTCATAGTATGGATGTAAGCCCTGTTTTGGTCTACTGTCTATTCTAGGAGCTGACCACAGCCTAAGCGCATGTATGAAGTCTCCCCTAAGCACGTCCTTACTAGCTATAGCCTTAGCTAGTTCAGACTCCCACATTGCAGCTAAAGAGTGGTCTGGCTTATACCAAGGCTGCTCAGGCTCTTTTGTGTAATGAATAAGTCTAGTAGTTGACTCTTCATAAGTATTAAGATGGTTCCAATAGTTAGGGATGCTCATTGGCATCTCTTTCATAAAAGTAAGATGCATAAAGTTAGGGTAAGAGTACCCGTTCTTTAACATATTCCAAAGTTCCTCTGGAATCCAACCACAGGTTTCGCAGTTTATAACCATTACAGATGTGTTAGGCCAAGGGTTCTTAGGGCTAAACTTGTCAACTTGATAAGTACACGCTACCGACTGAGCACCGGTCATAAGCTTTGAATAGTTCCATAACTCAGCAATATCGCCCAGCACCAGCTGATCTGCGTCAAGGTATATGGCATGTCCTTCAAATCCGCACGCTGCTGGAATCATAAACCTTCTTAGGCTAAACCCAGTCCCTTGGTGCAAGCCTCTTGGAACTTGCCAAGAAGGTCCAACCATGGCAGTAATCTCTACAGGCATAGAGCAATGCCTTCGTATAGAATGACCGAGCACGTCAAGCGGTACCTTGGTCTTCTCTTCAGTGCCTACAAATATACGTATCGTTTCTTCTGTCATAGCTTGTTCCTTAGTCCAGCAAAGTTAACTTAGCGAGCTCCTTAGTTAACGCAAACGCGTTTCCGTGAACTAAGGAACTTTGAATAAAGGTTTTACACTAACTCCAAAGGTTTTGGAAGCCAACTTAAACTCATTGTACTGTCCTTTAAATGAAGTCCTTCCGTTGGCAAGCCTAGACTCCTCATTAAATGCCTTAGAGTATTCAGTACCCTCGTCTACTCCAAGCGTAAATATTTCTTTTACTCCTGAGCTGGCTAACAGGTTTACAGCGGCGACAGCGCTAAACAGCTTTACCCTAACCACTGGACCTGACTGTATCATAAGCTTGCTAGATCTAGAGCTGTTGTACCACAACACCGGAACATTTACGCTCAAACTCTTATCAGAGAACAAGTTTAGAGCTGTTTTACCACAAGGCACAAAGTTAACGTGAGGCTCCCAAGGTGTTACAATATGTTGGCAAAGGTTATCGCTTACCGACGTTTTGATTACGTCAAAATCAATAACATGACCTAGCAGGCATGGTATCTTAAACATGACATGGTTTAAACCAACCACGTGGTAAGAGTCTAAATCTATATCTGCAACCCTATCAAATGATGGGCCTTTGCCTACTATCAACCAAGGCTTGTAAAACAGATTAGACTTAAACCAATCAAAGAAACTGATTAGGTTTAAGGTCACAGATTGTTACCATTAACTAAAACATCTAAATAGGTACCAGGGCTCTCTACAAGCTTCTTAAGCATCTTGGCTTCTGAAGCCTCATGGTCTTCTATACGAATGTAATGATCGCACATACCTGATACTGCTAGTCTTGTTAACTTAGGAAACCTGCTACCTGCTCCGTGGTGGTAAAACATATGGCCGTATACAGCACCCAGCAGCGGGTGGTAGTTAACCTTGTTTGTCCTTATCAAAGGTACAATCTTATTCATGAAAGGAACTAGTCCTGTACCAACGTCGCTTACTTCCTTACCAAGCATATTAAACGTAGACTTTGGATCGAAGCTTGCATCAGAATCAAAGAACTCTTTACTAGCAAAGAAAACGCAAGGGTGAGGAAACACGTCAAAGTTCTCAAACCTTACTACTGCAGCAGCTATCCTATTCTTCATCTCTAGCATTCTCTTGCATATAGGGAACCAGTCAGCCCTAAATGGAAAGGCATCGCTGTCTAGTAACAGCAGCCACTTATAGTCGCTCTCTTTAAACGCTTTTACTATTGGCTTGAGGCCGTCAGCATGTCCCTTGTTATTTTTAAATGAAGCTATTACTTTGTAACCCTTTTCAACCCATGGCTCTTCCATGGCAGCGTTTAGCACTACGTGCTTATCCATCTTAACGCCTATAGACCTGTTTAAAAAGAATGACTGTAGGTTTGACCAAGCTTCGTTCCTGTTAGAAGTAGAGGCAACGGTCGCCATCATAACGCTATCTTCGTTCATGCTATACCTTTCTTTTTAAAAGTTTAATCTACATCTACTAAGCTATCAGACATTGCTAACTTAGGTGCATCGCTAGTTCTTACTCCGTCTATATATACAGCACACCAAAAGTTATAGCCATCCTTACTACAAGACCTACCCATTCCAAATTGAGTATAGTCGCCTAGAATGATGGGTCTATGAGTTAAAGAGTTGAACCAAGTCTTCATAACTGCTGATGGGTCATCAGTCATGGAGAATGATATGCACTCTCCTATGTTGGAAGGCTCTTCTCCAACTATAGTTAGCCTCTGAGAAGGCCCAAAGAAGCTAAAGCCTAAATGAGAAACAGATTGTGTATTAGCCATCCACACAGCATGAGCCTGAGCGACTGTGCAGCAGCTCTCACTAATGACTAACGGAGCTAGGTCGTACACGCTCCTAGTCTTGTTGTGTAGGTCCAACATTGTATTGCACTCTTTGCTAGTTGGCATGTCTGCATCCCTGCCTTGCTTGCGCCTCGATGATACATCGAAGAGCATGCTTAAGAAGCTACTGATCACATTCATCACATAACCCCATATTGCTGCTGTAGTATAGATCTAGCACCTGCTGTCTGAGCCTGTTGTCTGATGTTGCCTATAGTCTGCTTAACCAAGCTGTGAATAACTGGGTCTTGAGACTTGAGCTTAGTCATCTCAGATTGCCTCTGAGACTCAGGCATGGACATCAGCTGGTCTGCAAGTGTTTGAGCCTTTGACTGCAAATCTTGAGGCGTTACTTTCTGGTTAGGAGATGTAGGCGTAGCTAACGACATACCTTGAGCTGCTGCTCCAGCTGCTCCAGCCGGAGGAGCCTGCCCTGGAGCAGGAGGAGCTCCATAGCCTGGAGGCTGCTGGCCTTCTTGTCCTTGCTGTCCTTGCTGTATCTGATCTATAACAGGAGGAGCCATTTGCTCCATTAGTGCAGACTGATCCATATCCTCTTGCATCTTAGCCTGCTCTTCTTGTTTAAACCTTTCTTCTTCCATCATCTGACGCTGCTCATCCTTGAAGTTGAGCCCAAGGCTTCTGAGAACGCCTGTCTGACTTACCTGCTGTGACTGCATCAACTGCATCTTGGACATGATAAGCTGTACATCGTCTAGAATGCTTGGCCTAATCAGTTTGCATACTGCAGGCTCCCATCCAAACGCGTCGCCTATGTCCTTAGTTAACTGCCTCAGGAATGCGTTTAGGCAATGCACTAGATAGTACCAGCTAGACTCAAACAGCCTAATAGCTGGAAGAGCAGCTTGAAGATTCAATGTGCCACGATATAACTCTGCAGGCATACCAAACCCGTTGAGCAACATGTTGATGCCTGACTCTAATAGATCGTTAGGTGCTAGGTTCTTAGCCTCTCCACCTAGCGATTGATACTGAATAGGAGTGCTAAGGAAGTGCCACGCTGCTGGGTCTTTCCTTCTCTTCCTAAGCATGGCTTGGACCTGTCCTCTAAGACCTCCTAAGTCCATGTTCATTAAAGGGTCTCCACCTTCTGGCAGGGAGCTAGACTGCGGCTGAGGGCTTAGAACCCTAAACGGAATAACGTAGTCCAATGCTATAGCTTCATTGTATCTGTGAAGAACTTGGCAATACCAAGCGTGTCTGAAGTTAACCAGAGTTCTAGAGATGCCCCAACCTCTAGACCTTACGCCTGAAAGGGTTGGTTCGTACATATGGTGAATAGCGCCTTTATCAAACAATAAGAAGCCATTAGCTGCTACTGCCTCTACAATCTCCCATGGTACAGTTTCAAGTACCTGTGGATCTCCTCTTCTTACCTGCATTCTATAGTCCTCTGGTATACGCCAGAGGTAGTCTCGGTTATCGCGTACAGGGTCGTGCCTGATCTCCATCTCTACTGCAGGCCATCTTCTTACTCTTACTTCGTCTATCTCGTTGGTTCTTCTGTCTGTTCTTTTCCAAATGCCTGTGTACTTACACTTAGGGCAGTTAGCGCTAAAGTCTGGCATCTTCCACTTAAATGCGAAGTTAGAGTTATTGATAACTTCCTTAAGTGGAACATCAAGGAAGCATTGAGGACAGGCAAGATAACGCCTGAACGGTACAACAAGCGTAGTAAAGCTATTACCATAACATAAGAAGTCCAAGCCTACAGAGTGGAGAATAGTTCTTATGTCTAAGGTCTCGTTCAAGAAAGTCTCGTACTTTTCTCTCTCGTCGTCGCCTATGTTCTTGTTGCCTACGCCCTTGATCTCTATCTCGGTTATAAAATAGCTGAGAATACGCCTAGCGGCTTCTCTGATCATTGAGTTGGAATTGAATATGAACTCGCAATAGCGTAGAGCGTCGCGTATGTTCTCTGGCATTACGGTGCTAGCGTAATCCATGAATGGGTCTGGAAACGGCTCATCACCCCTATTGTTAAGGGCCCATCCTCTACCTAACGCACCTTCAGAGTAATCAGACATTGTAAGATAGGCCTCCTGCCTCGTTACTATATTTAAGTATTAAAGGACGCCTTCTTCTATAACCTTTGCAGGGTCGACGTCTCTTTTGCTAGCTCTATCATCATACTCTTTTTGTGGAGACGTCTCCACTGGCTTATCTTCAACAAGCTCTTGTATTAGTTCAGCCGGCATAGACTTCTCTTGAGAGATTGGAACCAAGCAATGCTCGTAAGGTCCAAACTTGTGCTGAAGAATAGGAGGTTTAACTATAAACAAGCTGTCTATACCTTCTACCATCACCCCTATGTAAGCGTCAGCCTCGTTAGCTAGTTTGCTGGTAAACGGATAAAACTCTCCAGGCCCTGCATACCTCATATCAGTTGTAAGCACTAGATACCCTGGGGTTATTGTAGCACCGTGATACTTGTAGTTTAAAGTTGCTAAGCTTGGCATGTCAAAGTACACCCTTACCATAGGAGGTGTAACTGATGCCTCTGGCAGCTGTGCTGCAGGATGAACATGATTAGCACCATCAATCGTAGATGCTACCGTGCCTAGACTAGGAGGAGTAGTAGCAGATGCAGTAGTAGAGAATCGCCTTAAGTTATCAGATATCATCTTGGACCTTTCTGCTTGAGCAAGTTTTCTAAGGTCCTGACTATTGTCATCTTTGACCTTGTAAGGATTGGCTGTTGGCTTAATAGTATTTAAATCAATAACAAAGGAGTCACTCTCGTGCGGGTCTACTATCATCTTGGTAACTGATCTGCTGTGGTCTATAGTAGACCCTCCTGTTACTGGTGCTAGTCTTGAATCTGACATTAGTGAATCCTTCCTAAGTTTAACTCTACTGTAACCTAACACAGCGTTTTACTGTTTATAAGGATAATAAGCAACATGATATCTTACGAAGAAGTAGATATATATAAGTTTTTTAGCCTACTGCTTATCGTAGCGGCTGTCTACCTATTAGCTCTAGGTATACCTATTATACTTGATATCTTATTGTCAGATCCTTTTGACGACCATAGCTGATAGCTAAAAAAAACAATCCGACGCCCTCCTAAGAGGGAATCGGATTGTGAGTTTTACTTGGTGACAGACTGCCGTGGCAGCCTTACCCTATTAGGCTGGAAGAACTTGTACAGCTCCTCCAGACCAAGTCCGGCAGCCTCCAAGGAGGACCTGGTAACCACCTGAGGCTTTGGTAAGCCGTCTTGATCTACGAGTCCGTCTACGCACTCGTATATTCTAGCTGGCTCAGCTAAAACCGAATCCTCCAAAATGGCGCATGGCGCCATTCTGTATGGCGCCATCAACTTGATGGAGCCAAGAAGCGCAGCCTCTAGGGCCTCTGGAGCTTCCGCACCAGAAGCTATAGAAAGAGACTCAAGACTGACGTCGTCCGAAGACGACATCATTCCGTAACCAATTGGAAGTGCAACTGCCTGAGGGATTAGATCGCCCGTATCGAACCGGTCCAAAGCCCGGTCGAACGCCCTCCTGTTGGAGGGGGATCTTTTGCAGAAAGGCCTAAAGGCCTTTCCCAGAGGATCGATTGCTTGCCTAGCCACGTACCCGTAAGGGTACGCCTTAGCCCTGGAAAACACGCCAACTACCCCGTTAGGGTAGCCGACAATAACGCCTGTTTGCCCTACAGGCAAAAAGGATTCTTTAAACCCCTCCTCCCATGCCGATGGAGTTATGGTGATTAGAGCCAAGTCCTTTAGCTGAGACATGCAGATACTCCTTGAAAATTACTTCTTCTTTACCCATAGAATACTGTCCTTCGGGACAGTAAGCTGGGGCCTTGGGGCCCCTTTAGTATCGGGTCTCAGTGTGCAGGCCACTTGGCCATCACTCTGAGCCCTTCGTCGGACCACTTCTCTGAGTGATCCTCCGTATTGGACATGTGGCCTGTAACCAGGGCCAGCACCGTCCTGGGATACCTTCCCATTTTTACCCTTTGAAAAGTTGACCCATAAAAGGGCCACTACAAAGGAGGTCAACACAAGGCCTGCCACCGTGTTTTCAAACATGGCCGCCCCTTTCTGCCACCCATAAGGTAGCACTATATTATGACGCGTTTAAGAGCTGGATTTAGCTAAGATTTGAAGTACTCATCATCGTCGTCAAACACCTCCATGTCGTCAAACATGGAGCCGTTAGGGTCTAATTCTGTACTCTTAGGCTCGTAAGAAAGGTCAGCCTCTACCTGTCCATCTGAATTGATTAACTTGCGTGGAGGAAGGGATATGTGCATCCTCTCTCCATAAAAGACGTGGCAGCTCACCCGCTTGCCGTTGTAAGAACGGAGCTTCTCTACAAAGTCTTCCTTGCTACTGAAAGATAAACACTCAGGATAACCATGAGAGGGTACAACAACGATGTGATATAAATCCTTCGCTGTCTGGCCCGAATCACTTTCGTTCAGGCCATTGTCCATTTTGGTTACCTTCATAAATAGCAGTTATGGCTACCAGAACTGACCTTCTGGTCATCTCCTTGTCCAACCATCTGCTGTCCATTCCAGGTGCAGACGTTGCAACAATGGTGAACTGGTTATTGAACAGCCACTCGTTAATAGTGTCGTCCAATGGCTCGTTTATGCGTACAAGCCTCCAATCGTCTGGAGCTGCTCCAGCCGGTCGTTCGTAAACTCTCTCCTCTACGAACGTTTTTGTTTTGCGATATATGAAATCAGTTGGGTGGTTCATTGTTTACTACTTTCATTAAATACTTAGCTTCATAGCTAGCTGGACACTTAATTAGTTTAGGAACTGGAAAGCCTTTGTACCCCCAGCTATGGGTTGAGCCGTCCATCTTCCACAGATAAGGCTCTATAGTCAAGCTCGGATCCTTAGGGTCTGGTATCCTAACCTTGACCATTTCACAAAGAAACATGTGACCTTTTGCACGATTAAGTATCGTAAACTTACCTATCGCCTTCTGTATAACGTGCCAGTGCTCTATCGGAACAAAGGATAGCATACGGTCATGTCCGCCGCTGTTATCAGGGTAATCAAGACCGTCGAATATGCGTCTGTTGAAGATAACATAGCTAACCAAGTTCTGATTATCAGACCATATCTGGTACTCTTTAAGAGGGTCAAAGTCCAAACCTCCCTTTGAGAAAAGAGCTGTATGGTTAAAGAATACAAAGTCATTAGAAAGGCTATGAAGTGAATCTGAAAGCTCAACCCTCTTCAAAGGAGGGAGCTTCTTAAGCTCTTCTAATGTTGGGTTCTCTATACCACCATCAACTACACCTTCGGCTACAGGGACCCTTCCCTCTAGCGTAGTTTCTGGTACGTCTTTAAGCCTAGCCTCTATCTCTTCTTGGCTTAGTCTCTTATCACTCATGGTTAGCCTTTGCAATAGTTAGGGTTACGTTGCCTAAACGATCCACCAACCATACTGATTTCTTATCTGATAAACAGTCAAACGGAGAACCTAAGTCATAAAAAGATTTTGTTACTTCTTGGTTCTGATCACCAATGTTGCTGTCAGTAGAGTGGAATGCTATTGTACAAATACCTTTTCCTGAGGTGTTAGTTCTGCATTTTTTGAAGCAGCATAAGGCTTCTTTGTACCTACCCCTTCTACCTATCTTGGAGCCTACCCTTCGCTCTGCTGCTGTTGCTTTTGGGTTGAACCCATGGCACAACTCATCCACTAGCAGCAAGTTTAGGGGAGTTAACTTACTTGATTCTTTAATTAAAGAGAACAAGCCATCCTTTGATCTTAGCTTGTCAGTCCAGTCATCTGGATGGATCTTCCTATAGTACTTGTTAAACTTCTTGTTGTAGGACCTCATGCTAAGGTGGAGACAGTTCTGCAAGTTGTTCTCAGCGCAATCTAGGATGTGAGATATTACACAATCTAGATCCTTTCTCTTTCCAAATACAACCATAGGAATAGACGAAGATACAGACTCAGTCATTCCTGCATCAAACCTGTAAGTCTGGTTACGCTTGTTGTCTACCTCTGCTATTACATTTTTAAGGGCAGCAGTCTTCTTACTTAAGTTAGTCGTCATGTCCCTCTTGTGGCTAGGAATAAACTTTGCCAAATAGCCAGCTACTCTCATGCAAGTCTTTGGCAGCAGGCACCTATCAATAGGAGTAGTTCTAGCAAGCGATAGAACATCCTTCTTAAGTCTTGCTATAGCTTCTTCTGATGCCCCTGCAGCCTTTGCTTGAGATTCTAGGTCTTCTATAGCTCTCCACTGAAGCATCTGAGAAAGCCTTAAAGCGTCCATAAAATAAGCTGTAGTTGATGCTGCGCTAGGAGCTGACAATATTGTTTCTGCAGCTTTTACTTGACTTTCACTATCAAATGGCTTCTTCATATAATCCTTTCTTATAATTAAAACTGTAAGCCTGAACCATACTGCTCTATAAGAACAGAGCAAACATAAACTGCATCGGCTATGTTATCCACACCAGTGCTTTCATAGCCTTCTACTTCAAAGTTAAAACCAAACTCTTTATTGCAAGCAGCGATAATATCGCTCTTGTTGGCGTTGCCCTTTCCAGTAGCTCTCTTTTTAATAGTACCGATAGGAATACCTGTAATAGGTATTCCCTGCGCCTCACACCAAGTAGCCGCAGTAGCTTTAAGCGCACCAAACCACTCGCAAGCAGGGGCGGCCCTAGCCAACAAAGCACCAACGCTTTGAAAGCCTGTATTAGGAGGAGTGTACCTAACGTCTTCAAATGCTACAAGGTCTGGCTTGATAGCAGCTAGAAAGTGTCTTAACCTTATAAACCTTATAGCTCCTGAGTCATAAGGCCCAGCTGATAAGTCCAGCTGACCAGCGTGCATTCTTCTCTCAGAAGAACCCTTAGTTAAAAAACAATAAGAGTATCCACAGGATGTTCCTAAATCTAATCCAAGAACTGTCATAGTACCTTCAGGTCTTACTGAAGATACTTTTTCTTTTAAAACTTCTGGGCATCTTTCCATGTCATGCTTCATTTAAACCCCTTATTAGTTTACCTTCTTAAATCCTCGTTCAGACATCTCTCTAAACTCCTCAAAAAGATGATGAGTAAGTTTACAGTCAAAGTCAGCTTCGTGAGCGCTGCCTTGAAGGCTGTGCTTATTAACTAAGTCATATTTCTTAGAACAGTGCTTGTCTAAAGAACTGTAAAGCCTTCCACCTTCTTTTATAAGCCTTACATTGAAGCTAAACCAATCGTCACCAGGGTTAGGAGTCAGCTTACACTGACTTCCACGCTCTAGACCCATAGTATCAAAGTAGCTCATGCCTGAGCCTTCAAGGCTGAAGCTCTCGTTGTCGCCTCTAAGTTGCTTTACGCACCTATCTATCATTGGCTGGTCAAACCTAAGCCCGTTATGTGCTATAAAACTGAACTTATTAGCCTTACATAGTTTAACTATGTCCATAAAGTGAGTAAAAGCATCGTAGGCAGGTATGCCATGCTGCTTCATTCTTGAAATGCTGTGCTTATACACAGAAGTGCCAGGCTCTCCAGGGTTCTTAGAGTCCATAGCGTTTTTGGTAAAAGCCATGCGGTTATCAAGCCAAGCACAAAAGTCTGGGCTGCTGTTATGAGTCCAGTCCACTATGAAGCTGCCGCAATCAACTAGTGAGCGATTGTGTACTAGAACATACCCCAACTGCACCACTAAGTCGTTTGATAAATCCAAGCCTGTTGACTCAACATCAAACACTATGTAGTTGGAAGGTAGCGGTCCAAGTTTAGATACTACCTTAGCCATCCACACGTCAGACTCTTCATCTATCATAAGTCTTCCTAACTATTTTTTAAAAAACGAAACAACCCTGTCGTATGCTCTTCCAAGTATAGACCTTCGTTTATAGAAGATACCGTCCATGGAAGACCCAACCAGTTCAACAAACCTCTTGTCGTTTAATGGTGACGGCTCGTCCTCAACTAAAACATCTCGTATAGAAGAATAGAACGCAGCCATCATCGTCTCACCAAGAGCGGCGTAGATTAACATCTTTGCTGAGTCATTACATTCAAATAATCCTGATTTTTCCATAGTGTCCTTAACATTATTAGGGCATTCATCAGGCCGTCCGCACATTGCCATGTAGTTAGCCATAGCCTTAGCAGCCTTTGAAAGAGCTTCGTCAGTTACATGATGATGCTTAACTAGATCCATAAACCATGGAAGTCCTGTGCCTTTGCTAACCCTATCCATAGCAGACTGCATGATTTGAGGCCAGCAGTACGCTATGTCTCTTGAAGGGTTATATCTCCTACGATCTACGTGTCCTAAAATATTGGTTGTCAACTTAATCTCCTTTAATCTACTAGATTTAAACTTGTATTAATTACGCAATCGACACACTTACCTGGTTTTCCTGGGTCTATCCAAGATACTTTGTTACATACATCACAGTGCTTTTCTTGATAGGTATTCAAATGAGTAGCGGCTTCGCATTCGCTTAGACCTGCTGGGCACCTATGACAATTAACTGTTACAGGGTACTCACGTGGGCACCTAAACTCTTCATTCCTATGTATAGACCTATACCTCTTTCTGAGCAATTCCCTGTTCTTTGACACTACATAGTCATTACATAGAAACTCTGTGTAGTCAGGCTTATCCCTTACAGCTAGGTGATCAAAGTAACCTAGGAAGTATAGACTTGTAAAGTTAGATTCATCTAGATATGGATATTTATTATTATCTTCGCTTCTGCTGAAACCTATTCTGTACTTTGCGTAGTTGCACATGTCGGATGACCAAAACCTTCTATATAACATAGAGCTGGCTGGTCCGCTCATAACGTCAAGGTCTACCCATATACCTCGCTGCTTGTTACCGTCTTTAAAAGACCTTACAGCCTTCTCTATACTTACTATCTTTATAAGGCCCCAGTCAGACCTTATTCTCCAGTCAGTGTCCTTGACCTGCTCGCCTTGCATTAGAAGAGGCATATTACCAGCTATCTTTGCAGCTATAGATTCTACGTCTCTAGCTGTAATAGGCTGCCTTAAATATTTAAGAAGCATATCTTGAGAGAAGGCAAAGTCTATACATGCCTTTGGAATACAAAATGATAAAGCAGCTGAAGCAGAACTAATAGAATCGCTTGTAAGAATGCTGCCACAAAAAGGAATGAGAGCATCAACAACCCGCTTGCGAGTGTTGAGTATTTTCGACGAAGACACCTTAACCTTCTCATCACTAAGCCTCCTGCTAAACATTAATCACCCTTCTTTCTTAAATCTGTCGTTCCATACTTCAAGTTGAGTCTTTTTAGAGCCAAGTGGCGGCTCGTTATAACCTCGTCTATCAGATGCAGATTCTTTTCCGTTATCGTCTGCGTTTACAGCGACGCCAGCCTTATAGCTTGAAAGTTTAAGGCCTTGATGCCTTATTAGCTCTCCTAAAAGGACATCTCCTCCGCAATGCTTAAGCATTGGATGAGGCCACTTATACTTGTTTATCACACTTGTCTTAATAATCCACCACCCTCCTGTAGCAAACTTTGTCATCTCTGGTCTTCCAGGAAGAGGTCCACTTACAAACCAGTCACAGTGGAGACGTCTCCAATCGGTCTGTCCTGGTAATATGGGTATGTGATATATAGCGCCTGCCATGTCTGATTCGCTATCGTTCATAAACTTCTCAGTAGCTGATAGCCAAGCCAATGGATTAGAGTCTTTTATGAAGCTATCGTCATCAAACCACATGACGTAGTCAGTGGTAATAGGCTTTGCTTTGAAAAGCCTATCCATCATAGGGTATTTGAATATCTGTGGGTTAAAGCTAAGGTTGACTAACCTGTCGCTATGAATGAATAGGTCTGAGACTACCTTATTGGTAGCCTCAGACGTCTCGTTTAATCCTATTCTAACTTCGACTCCGCTTTTATAAAGCTGGCTTACAGGGCTTAAACACCTTGAAGCCAGCTTAGGGTAGTCTCCGTACATCAGACAGCATACTGTAGTGCTCAATATAACCTCAGCTACTTAGCTTAGAGTCTATAGACGCTGGCCTCCTTGACTTAGTCTTGGATAGCGCTTCAGACTTGTCAGCGTCGGTTAACGCCTTCTTGGCAGTGGCCCTTTCTTCTATGGCCTTCTTGGTAACAGATGGAAGGTTTTCAGTAAATACTAAAATCCTAGCCAACATGGTACTAAGAGTAGCTACAGTCTCGTGCATCTCCTCTACTTTTGATAGAAACTCATCAGGCTTTTCTATCTGGTTTACAACCTCAGTAAAGTCAGCTAGCACGTTCTCAACCTGAGCTTTAATCTTTGCCTGATATCTTTCAGTACCACTAATAACTTGCTTAATTGTAGAAGACACTTCTGAGCCCCTGTTAGCAACCCTCTTAGCTGTAGTGCCCCCAAACTCAGACTTAATCTCAGACATAAGATCCCTAACCGACAACTTACCAGATATAGCCTTATCTATCATCTTTCTTCTATTATCGTGTGGATCCGTTTCTGAAGAGCTTGGAAGATGCATAACGCTAGCAAAGTGAGACCAAGTTAAAACAAACCCAGAGTCTTTAGCTCGCTGGACTACCTTGTTAAGCTCTGACTTAGTAGCGTACATAGAGCTGAAAGTAATCGTCTTATAAACTGTTGACTTATCAACTGAAAGAGCTTTAGATAGCTGCTCTACAGCCTTGTCTCCTAGCTTAGGGTTACCCCTAACTGTTCTAGCTACACTACCCCTGTCGTAGTTAAAGCTGATCATGTCGTCTCTAAACTCTTGATAAGCCTTCTTTTCCTTCTCGTAAATTTCAAACAGCTCGTCGCTCATTGAGTCAGTTATATCTGGCTTGTTAGGCTCACTTGATTTGACATGCTGATTTGCAGCCAACTCAGTATCCTTTTCAATTGCTTCTAATTTGTCTTTCATGAATCACCTCAGTTGTAAAAGAAAAGACTATTCACCGGAAACACTATCCGGCAAAACCAACCTGTTAAAAAACAAATTCCAAGCTACTCGCTCGTACTTGTCCGTGTTGGAGAAGTTGAGAGATCTCTGCTCAAAACTCTCCATAGTTATAGAACGCACCAAGTCCATAGCAGATCTACTTGGCCAGTTCTTAGATCTATCTAGCATGAGGAAATTGTTTGAAGCAGGCTCGTCACCAGTCAGAACCATAGACAGGCATCGCCTAGACATAAAGTAAGTTAGACCACCCCTGTCAGTTAAGAACTCAACTAATGAACTGAACCTAGCTTCATCCTTCTCTTCACCTGTAAAGCCTAGAAGCCTACCCTGAGCATCTGACTCTTTCTTAGCCAGAGACTCTTTAGAAAATGTCTTGTTTTCAAGCTTAGATACTACACCAACAATGAGTTGAGATAACTTACCAAGAAGGTCTCTTCCTGAATGAGCTACTCTTCCCATTCTTCCATAAGAAGACTGCATAGTGGCTCCCTTACTATCAATAAGAACTACAGCCGCTTTTATGGCTGAGTCTCCTATCTCGCTGTTAACAAGCCTTATGCCTGGTGTAAGCCCTGTCTCATCGTAGCCATCCATAGAGTACACTAGGGATACGCGTCTTCCGGACAGCTCAGCAGAGAAGAAAGAAAGGCTTACGCTACAAGAACCCATAACACTAGAAACAGCCGATAAAAAGTCACTATTGGATAACCTCCTGTATCTATTGCCTACTAGAGCCTCTATGACCCTCGTCTCAGAGTTTCTAATGGCCTGGAAACCAAACAATCTGCCAAACCTTTTCTTGAGAACAAGGTTGTATAAGGATGCAGCCTCTCCGACTGTAAAGTCTTCGTCAGGGTCTGCTTTAACCTTTGACGGTTTATCCATGGCGTCTGCAGACCTCCTCATGCCTAATAAGTCGGCAAGAGAAGATGCCAGACCTGCAGATAGAGCTTTGCAGATCTGGCGCATAGCCAACCATGAGATACGATCGCCCCCAGCTGTTAAAGCTTTTCTAGAAAGTATAAGCTGATCCTCGGAGTCTATCATCCAAGAATCAGTAGTCCTTTCACAGTCAGCTAAAACATTAACTAGCTTTTCATAGTCGGTTCTATGGAACAACGCACCCCGTAAGGAGACGGCGAGGTTGGTAGGTTCGTTACTAGGGGATCTTGTAGCCATGGTTAGTTACTCTGGTTTAGACCATGAAAACTTAACTGTCTTACTACAGAACCCAAGCTTATCCACGTCATTAGACAGGCTAACAAGCATCTCTACTTGGGCTGGGTTAACTTGAGAAATGAGAGCCTTGGCTGCTTCCTTTACAGCGTCTCCAAGGTTATTTATAGAAGGGTTAAAGTCTACAAGAGTCTTGAACCAATCTCGGTCAAAAGCCTCTAGAGTGCTAGCTACTTCTTTGTCACAGGAAGGTACATACTGTAGAGCAACCTCCAAGTACTTACAAGGAACTGAAGCTGCACACGAGGGGCTGTCACTAACCTCTAAAGGTATGTTGGCAGACCTGCTCATTTCTACATACAGGTTTCCACCATCTTTACTGTTATCTTTCATTAGAAATCCTTTCGCTAATTAGACCATGTGATCGAATCAAGAAGCTGCTCGAACGGCTCGATCACAAAGCTTTCTCCGTTCTTTAAAGATTTGTAAATCTTTAAGCAGTCATCGTCTTTGGCGGCGGCCACGCTGTACCAAGAACCGCCAAATTGTTTCGACTCTAAATTATGAATACAACACATTTTCCAACTGGGCCAGTTGAACACTACTGCTGTAGGCTTTGTAAGAAAGTCATCAACACCGCTAAGCTTGATGGCATCTTCATTACTTTTCCAAGCAGCATATAATTCGGTCCTCTTAAAACCGCTATGTAGACCAGCCCACATGTCTCGTATCCATGGGATGTTTTTATAAACTACCCTAATTGGAAAATTAGGGTACTCTTCGTAAAACCAAGATAATGTAACCTTGGCATCACCAGTTTGTTCTTTGCAAAGCCTCTTAAGATGAGGAAACGAACCAATGCAAGGAAACCTATTAACAAGGACTCTTAAGGCTGCCTCAACTGAGACAGCCTCCGAGTCTATTCCTACCGGCCTCTTGCTGAAGAACTCTTCACTACTTACCATTTACACACCCACTTTCTCAACTTCTCCAGCTTCACATGCTTCTCTCATCTGAGTTGAGTAGGGAACTCCTAAGACAAAAGGCCTACGCTTTCGTATACCTTGAGAAGCATCAAGTTCTTCCCTCATAGCTACGTCTGCGTCGATAGCTGCTCCTACCTCGGTCCAGCTAGCTCCTACCAATCCCAACTTTGAGCAGTCAGCAGTTCTGCGTGACTTATCAATGTTTTTAAGTCCTGTAATGTCAGTAATAACCTTCTTGCGTACTGAAGTCATACCTTCTATGATGCGTATGCTTGCTTCATGCCAATCCCACCAAGTGGTTTGAACACCATTTTCGTCAAATGTCCACTTCATAGGAGCTAGTATGGACCTTCGCTCTGGAGCCGTTCCAAGGCTGTTCTTATCCATAATAAACTTAATTAAACGACCAGACTCATCAAGCCTGTCTATGTCGTCCTTCCTTTGCATTCTTATTTTAAAAGTAGCATAAAAATCTAACGATTGGCCTCCAGGTATCTTATACTCTGGAATACCGTTTGCGTCCTTACCTATCTTCATATGGTTAACCCCAATGAAGCTAAAAGGCCACACTCTAATCTCTGAAAACACAAACTTACAATAGGTGTTAATAATGTTTGCACCTTTTGCAAAGTTTATCTGTGCAAAACCTTTTTCCCATATCGCAGCAATCTCTGCTCTAGTTGCAACAGCTGTTAAAGAGTCGACTCCAATAGCTCCAGGAAAAGGACAAGATCCTGACTCAGAAAAAGCTTTTCTACTTTCTTTAAGCCATTTTGTTATGTTCTCTTGCCAGTCCTCTATGCTGTTACAAGTCTGAGTTGGCCACTTTCTATCAGCTTCATGGCCAATTATACTAGACCTAAGATCAGGGCTATCTTTAGGTTCGGCTAGGTTAAAGATGTACCCACCACCTGCATTAACATGCCATCTAAACATCTCATACAACATCGCTGATTTACAAGATTCGTTAATGCCGTACAACTCTGTCATCCTGCTTAATGGAAAGCAGTCGTTCTGGAACAAGTATCTTAGGCTAAACGCAGGCAATGGAATGCCTATGATAACCCTTTGAGACTCTGATCCAATGTAAGTATCGTTACGTCCGAGCTCAGCTTGTGAAGATGTCATCTGTGAAGAAAAAAAGTCAGATGCTGTTATCTTTACGTCTGGGTCCCACTTCTTCTTAGCCATGTGTCTATCTCCTTATTTCTATGTGTATTAGAGACCCTCCAGTAACTCTGGAGGGTCTTGTGTTAACTACTACTTACCGTCAGTAATTCCAGCCTTAGCCCTTAACTCCCTTAACTGAGCCATAAGCGCATCCTTGTCCAAGTCAATCTCTGGTGCAGCAGCGGCTGCATTAACGATCTTCTGTGGATCTGGATAAGGCTGTGGTGCAGCTTTAACAGGAGCCTGAACAGGCACAGGTTGGTGTGGGACGTTAGCTACAGTAGCCGGAGCGTAAGCAGCAGGAACTGGAGCATAAGTTGGTATAGAAGGAGCATATCCTGGGTTAGACACTGCAGTAGCCATAAGCCCTACCTGCCTAAGGTATTCATTACCAAAGTTCAGGAAGTCTGCAGGTAAGAACCGCTCATATCTATCACGTAAAGCATGTACTACTAAACCAGCGTGCGAAGCTTGGCCTCTCATACTATCAACAACGTATCTAATCTGCTCTTCGTCAGAAGGGAAGTTTAGGTTGTCTCTAATAGGAGTAGCAGTCCTTCTAGCCACGATCTCCATCTCTGCATCGGTAAAGCTGGCCGGTTGGCCTCTGTACGTTTTGCTGATTAAACAATCGTAACCTTTGCCCTGTGGCTTGCCGTAGCTAGCTGGCGATAAAGCAGGCGCTTCATAACCTCTAGGAGTCATTCCAATCTCGTAAAAGACTAGGAATGCTCCGTCCTTAACGGACACTACGTCGCCACTCTTAAACTTGTCATTAACATTACCAGTGGAGCTGGCTCCGTCATTCTTCAACAAGCTTAACTCTCTAATAAGAGCTTGAGCAGCTGACTTTTTTAACACCATAAAAACAGTCTGATGATGAGGCGCTAAACCGTCAACAGGTTGCTTTGGCTCTCCCTTATACTCATAAACTGCGCATCTTACGATAAGCACTCTATCAGGCTTAGAGACAGTTGCTGACTTACCAGCGCCGCCCTTGATGGCAAGAGCCCATTCTTGAGGACCGCGCACGTTGGTGTTGTTGGCTACTTGATAAGCCAGATCATATACCATGACGCTAGGATTGCTCCTTACCTCATAGTTATGGTCCTCTGGATCGTAAGCAATCCAACTCTTCTGAGGGTTACCAAAGCTTGAAACCATGGTAGCTTCAAAGAACCACTTAGAACACTCAGATTCGCTATACCTTGCTGGCTGGAAGCTATTGCCTTCAGTACAAGGGAAAGGACGAATTACAGTAGCATCACTTTTAGTCCATGAAGGACGCATGATGATGCCAGCCCCTGGCTTAAGAGTGTGATCACCCCTGTTAGAGTCTGGTCTGGAATCAAAGTTTGGCAAACTAATACCTAAAGACATAAAAGACCTCCAAATGAAAAAATTGGAACAGCACAACGCTGTTCCGGAACACTGTGTGACGGATTTAAATAGCCTAATAGACTTTTTGGATTTTTAAAACGAATTGTCGATGTGCTGTACGTCACGTAGACTCGATTCATCTAAAGACCACTAGGAACCATTAGACCATTAGACCCGTTAGAAAAATTTACACTTATGAATGCCGTTATCTGGTTGTTAAGTTCTCTTAAGTCTCCAGCGTTGTTCAAAACATGAGTGCAGTTAGAAGAAGTATAGGTTACCGTTGGGTCTTTGGCAATACCTGGCCTATCAACCCAAACTGCTATTTTTATAAGTCCTTCCTGTAAAGCAGTTTGCAACTCTAAAAAAGTTCTTGCACCACACACAATAGGGCTAAATTTTAAACAAGTTCTGATTAATTTGGCAGGGTCATCACCCCTGTATTCTTCTAGTATTCGCTTCCAGTCTTCTCGTATCTCATGCCTAGTATCCCAAGCTAACTGGTCAGGAATGCCTAGTTTTGCAGCGACTATCTCTTTGTGCATCCAAGATATGCTGCCTGCGTATGGAATACCTGTAATTTTAGAAAACATATAAGCAGACGTGTCTTTACCAGACCTACCGTATCCACAGAAAGCTATCATAGTTACCCCTTTAAAAAGTTAATAAGGGCACAGTTTAACATTCGTATTTGCGATGTAAACAAAATAACTATGAAGGCGTTAACCATGTCTTAAAGTCGCCTAAAGCATCTACATCTACTTTTGGATCCTTACTAACTTCAGGTTCTTTAACTCCAGTAAAATAACCTTTGTCGTAAGTGTTAGTACCTAAGTCGTTACAAACTTGCTCGTACTCTGAGACCTCAATGTCTATTGTTAAGCTGTTAAAGTAAATGTTTATAGTGCCTCTGCATCCTTCATTATTAAAATCAGACCTAGAATCAAGATCTATAATTTGAAACAAAAGATCTTCTTTAGCAGCCCATAAATTTACATTAGAGAGTGGAGCTTCAGTTCTAGTATCTACAGGAGTAAAAGCAATAACGTCTAAAGCCTGCTGCTCAAACTCAGCAGCCAAAGCGCTGCTTATTGAACATGGGCATTTTGTATCATGAGCTGTAATCGGTCCAATAGGAGAGCTTCTGTATAATAAATCAAAAGAAGTTCTTGTTACACCACAGTGTATGCAAAATACAGCCGTATTATCAAAGTCACTAAATGAATCGCCTGAGCCTGAAAAGTCTGTACTAAAACTTCCAATTAAATTGTAAGTCATAGCAGCATGTTCAATATAAGTCATAATATCTTCACTTCTCATTTTACTTCTCCAATTGATTGCAGGTTAATTGTTCTAGTTACTTTTCTAAGTTCAGATTCAGAATCGGCCAAGTATGTCTTAGTTCTAGGGGCTGGCCCCATAGCATTATTCATCCAAGGCGTGAGATTCATCTCAGAAAGATAATCCATCACGTTTGGAAAGAACTTAAACTTAAAGTCCTCGTTTATATGCTGCTCGCATATCCGATATATGCTAACTATCTTTCCGTCACTATTTGTAATTGTCTTGCCAAAAATAGGCTCCATCACCTCAAATATCCAGAAGTGGCTATGTGTAAGTGCTCTATGTCGGTTATCTCCGCAGTACTTCTTGCTGCAATCCATCTTTTCATGGATTGCCATATAATCCTCAGGCTTACCACCAAACTGCCTAGCCGAACTAAGCGAGTGAACTAGAGGCTCTGCCATTACTCGCTCCTATCTGTAAGCCAAGGTTTATTACTTCTCCATTCATCAATACCTGCTTGCCAGTCATCTGTGACTCTATTGACTCTCATAATAGCGTCCATAGGATCTGTAGCAGGCATGTCTATCGTAGTGCCGTCAGACATAGTAACAATATGAGGCACTACGTGCCAAAGGTCTGACTCTTTTGTATTTTTATTCTTTGTTTTTGCGCTAACCGGCCTAGGTAATCTACTCATGGTTACTCTCCTTTGATCATAGTTTGTGAGTACTCTAATTGGTTCTGACTGGCCATAAACTGCTCTCCTGAGAACTTGTTCTGCGTTCTCCGCAGAGCCACCTGATGGGATCCTTTAATCTTCCATCCCTTACTGAGCATCTCTTTCACTTCGTTTGTAAGCTCGTAACCATTGTCAGCAACTACAACTTGATATTCCATTTTTACTCCTTTTAGTTTGATGGGTCTAGCCACTGTCTAAAATCACCTAAAGTATCTTCTGTTACCACCTTATGAAGTGGAAACATTTGTCTGTATTTATGTAACGTGTACTCTTCTGTAGCTATCACTGGTTCACCCAACGGAAAAGGCGCTTTTAAAACGTCCTGCGCATAACAATAAGAATAGTATGCGCTTATAGCTATTGCAGCTTCTCCTAGTGGAAAAGAACCCTTTAAAATATACTTTGCATACATATAAGAGTGTTTTGCAACTTTAGATATAGCGCGCTCTCCCAATATAAAAGGAGCTCTTAAAACATCCGTTGCATAATAGTAAGAGTATAATGAGCTTTTAGATATTGCATCCTCGCCCAATGGGAAAGGTGCCTTTAAAACTTCGTGTGCATATTCATAAGACGTTACCGCACTTGCGGCTATCGCAGCTTCTCCTAGAGGGAATCTACCCTTTAAAACATCTTTAGCATAACGGAAAGAGCAGCTTGCACTTGTAGATATAATACGTTCATTTTTTGTGGGCTCCGTGCTGCGTATTATCTTGCTGCGTATTCTCCTACCAAAGGCATCATGCAACTGAGGATCTTGTAAGTGCCGGATGTAAGCTTGCAGTTCTAGGCTGTAAGCTGTTTCTGGGCTCATCATGTATTCTAAGCTGTTGGAACTAGCCATGCTTTGAAGTCTCCTAAATTAGCATTAACAACCTTCTCTGCTCTCTTAGGAAAAAGAGCTACATATCTTTTTAGTGTGAATGGGCACTTAGATATAACCGCCTCACCCAATGCAAATGGAGCTTTTAGAACATCTCTTGCGTATTCAAAAGACCACTCCGCACTTGTAGCTATTGTAGCCTCGGCCCTAGGGAAAGGCGCTTTTAGTATATCCCTTGCGTAAAAATGAGAGTGCCTTGCATTATTAGATATTTGAGCTTCCCCTAATGGGAAGGCCGACTCTAAAACGTCTTTTGCATACAAATAAGCATGAACTGCTTCGGTAGCTATAGCATCCTCTCCTTTTGGAAAAGGACCTTTTAAAACCTCTTGTGCATAACAACGAGAGTAATAAGGATCAGCGGCAATAGCAGCTTCGCCTTTTGGAAAAGAACCTCCTAAAACGTTCTTTGCGTAATAATAAGAATTATATCCACTAGAGGCTATGCAGTCCTCCACCGACGTAGCCCTGCCCTTTACAATTTCTTTTGCATACTTGTATGCTATGCTCGGGTCTTCAAAGATAAGTGAACGGGCAGCAGAAAGCTTGTCCCAATCTAGCCCTGCGGCTTTATCAGGTACAATAACTTCTTTAAGATATTTAAAACTCTCATCTGTGGTCATGTTGTTCTCCTTTAGAGTTACTCAATGTAATTAGCGTTCTTAAGTGCTGTCTCAAGAGATGAGCACAGTTCAGCCAAAGGCTCAGTCGGTTTCTTGCTATTTGGATTTGAAAAAGTAAATTCTATATTACTATCAGTAACTAACACGGATAGGTCTTTATATGATGCAAAATTAGATATAGTTGATTCATCAAGCTTTATAACCTCTCCAAAGTCATCTCCGCCTACCAAGCTTCTAGCAGTTTGATAGTAGTCACTGTCTTTACTAGGATTGCAGCCTTCAGCATAGGCTACGTATGATTTTGGTCCTTCTAAATCAGCAGGGCTAGCATTGCTCATAATGTACACGCCGCTATCGTGCACTAATAGTACTGACGGAACAGAAAAACCGTCGTCTGGAGTGTTCTTTACAGCGTGAACTACACACCTTAACACTTCGCTAACTTTAAATTTACATACGCCCATGGTTAGAGCCTTTCACGTTTGAGTTAAGTTTCCGAAACACATTCATCTCCCTTAAGGTTTAGGCCTACTCTCTTTAGCTCAGCACGAAGCTGCGCAAGAGAAATTACACCCATGTTTCTCCAATCAAGAATGTCCATAGCTGATAGCTGTACAAACTCCGAAAGAGTTTTGCCCTTAAACTCATGCAAAATAGATCTAACAGTTCTAGTATTAAGCTTTAACGTAGGAAATATTGGCTTGTTTAGAATATGGTCCTGACTAACTATTGACTTATAAGCCTCGTCGCTTTTATTAATTTGTAAATATTTATGATAAATGTCCTTTACGCTTTCCAATACGTCAAAGCTGACACCTTGAGAGCAAGCAACTCTAGACGATGGACGTCTAACGTATCTAGTTCTCATCTCTACGCATCTAACCGAGCTTACACTTACAATATGGTCTACATTTATTAGTATAGACAGGTTGCTTAATGCCTCTGTAAGTTCTATTAAGTTACAGCTCATGTAATCTCCTTTTAATTAAATAAAAATGTCATCAAAAATACCATCAGGTCCTTCCATTGCTCTTATAGCGTTTGATTGGCTTGGGCTGATGTCGTCCTCGTATCTTTCGTTGTTATAGTCAGACCTACCCCCAAAGAACGATATGTTCTGATTTACAATCTTGCCTAGGTGTAGCTCGCGGTAGCATACAAGGCATAAAATGGGGTAACGAGCCGTTTCTAATACCCTGGCATAAGTTATACTGTATTTACAACACGAGCACTCTGCATTATTACTAGATCGAAGAGCAGGTCTAACATCCATCTTAAGCTGTTCAACTACCGCTCTATCCTTTTGTTCGGCGGTCATGGCTCATTCTCCCTTTTACTCTCGGCAACAATGTTTGCATTATTAATTGTCCTTTTCTTATCAATAGACTCGTATTTTTCTTCGTTATATTTTGACCAGAACTTTGATGACCTAGACTTTTCATATTTTGTTCTTGGTACCTTTAAGTAGCATGCGTGAATATGCAGCTCTTTCTTGTCTAAGCTCCAAAACCTCTCGTGTCTACAAAGGTCTTTGCTTGGATAATATAAAGCATCTTCACCGCACCTTTTACACTTTACGACAGTTATCTCTATCTTTTTTGCCATAGTCGTCTCCTTTTTAATTAAAAAATGATCCCTAAAGCAATTTAGGGATCATAGGTTATACAGCTTAGGCTAACACTAACTTGGATGGTCTTCCGCCTCAGCTATAGAATCGTCTTCATCGTCTTGGTCTTTATCATCACGTAGTTTAACTTGTTGCTCGCAGCAAGACTTGCATACCGTCTCCCCCTCTAATTCATCGTTTCCTATAGCATGAGGGGCATCATGGTCTATGCACTCTAAACATGTAGGCATGTCGCAGAAATAACATTCTTGGCCGTGGTCTGTACCAGTATTTGGTTGTGGCCAATGCATTTGCGGCAATGACTTGTTACATACGCAACATTGGTGAATATGTGATACATCATCAGCCCATTTTCTCTTTTCTTTTAAAGTTCTTTTGTTTTTTTCCATGGCATCCTCTTCCATGGCATCCTCTGCTAAAATCATGTCCTCCGCAGCTTGAGAACCTGACATTAGCATCTCCATACGCCTATCCATCTTAAGTCTAGCGTTTCCTTCTTTTATAAGCATTTTCCTTACAGCCGCTGCACTATGTGGACCTAGTAGTTCAGCAGCTCTAATTGCAGCTTTATCTCTCTTATTCAACTCGTACATACCATCCTCCTAATGCTGGGCAAACCTCTCAGGTATGCCCATAACCTTACAATCCTCCTTGGTAAGCGGTATCGACCATTTGGTAAATACTTCAGTCGCTATGCCTAGATGAAAAGGACCGTTACTACCACTCCTCATCGTTCCGTCTAAGTTACAAGATCTAATCTCAACCTTGTCACTCATACAGACCGGCAAGACAGTATCAACTACCCACTCTACACAAGCATAAGGAACCTCAAGGATCACGGCATCGTGAACCTGAAGTATTATGTCGTAGGTCATGCCTAATGGTGCAGAGTTTCTGTAGCTGTATATGTGATCTAGTGCGCACGACATAGCATCAGCTACCGCGGATTGGATTGGAAAATTCATGCTTTGACGTTCATACTCAGCGACGACAAGCCTGTCTTCACTAGGAGAGAATCGCCTGTATCTTCCAAAAGCATTACTCATCCAACCTGGGTGCTTAACTCTTGACTTGCACTCATTGAAGTACAAAGGAAGCTTAGGGTACATTGCAACTAACCCGTCTATAAGCTCTTGAGCTTCTCTTACCGATATTATGACACCCTCTTGCTTTGCCTTTCTAGCTGTAGAGTCAGCCCCTTGACCATAGGCGTAACCAAATACCACAGCTTTAGCAGCTGTTCTAATGCCTGACTTACCTATATCCTTAAGGCCTTTCTTGGTAGCTGGGCAATTCAACTTGAATGTATTTACAGCCACATTACTATGGATGTCGTAGTGATCTGGGTGATCCTCTGGAAGGTTAGCTCTACGAACGTGATCTATCATGTTCTTATCACCAGACTGCCAAGCCATAATAGCAAGCTCTGCGCCAGTATAGTCAGCCTCTACCAGTACAGTTCCAGGCCTTGCACTTATCACAGACCTGAGAGGATACGTATAGTTCATTCCAAGGTCTTTACCATGCAGCTTGAATATACCCTTATACTTTTCTTCTATAGTCTTTCCAAGGTTCTGCATGTTTGGCCTAGATGACGAAGCGCGGCCTGTTTCTTTAGTCTGGCTAAACATAGATCTAACTCTGTCGTCAGCATTCATGTATGAAAGAATGCCTTTGTCATAAACTATGTCACCTTCAGAATCAGTCTTCTCATTACCTGCGTCATCAAAGTCTGGGCCTCTAAGAACAGTAGTTCGTAAGTAATGAAGCGACCTTATATCTCTAAGCATAGCCACTACTGGATGCTTTTCTGCCAATATGGTAAGAGTCTCCTTGTCTACGGCAGCGGTATACATGTGCTCTTCCCTTTTGGTTATAAGGTCAGCCCACAGTTTACCTTTAGATCCTGTACCAGTACTCTTATAAGGTGTTAGAGAAAGAGTCATAGCATCGTCAGGTCTTTGCTTTATGAATCCTCCGTTTATGTCCCTCTTACCAGATAGCTCCTCACCAAAAAGAAGCTCTCTGTTATGAAATGTACTCGATGGGTTATAGTCAGGCCAATGTATGACAGCTCTTATCTTAACCATAAGGTTTTCATAAAGAAGGTTGTATGAGTCAGTAAGCTCCAACACCCTTGCTTTATCTATTAATATTCCCTTTTCATGCATCTCTATAAATGCAGGATAAGCTCTAGATGACAGCCAGAAGGCTGGCCTGCAGTTGTTACCATACTTATCAGCGTCAAGTTTACCCTTAACACCACTATGCCCGTTGTAGTAGTCAAAGAGCCTTCTTGTAACATCTGCGTCATAACACCCATAAGGTATGATGACATCGTCAGGGCAGTCTCCGTATCCTTCAAGCTCTGAGTCTTTTATACCCTTAGCCCTACAGTGAGCCTTACGCCAGTCCAGAATAGGACCTTCCCATCTAGGCACTCCGCAGTACCTTACAGCCTGCTCCTCTAGATTAAAGTAGTCAGTCTCGTTTACAGAGTGAGCAGCTAAAAGCGTATCAAAACCACCAAAGTCTCTAGTCTTTTCGAAACCAAACTTATAGTCAGGCCCGTACATGCTTATAGGGTCGTCTTCTGGAGCCATGAACAAATTTGAAAGATCTACACCTATAGACTTAAGCCAAGGTAAGTCAGAGGTAAGGTAGTGACCTACAACTCTGACATGTCTTCCATCTTCTGGATAAAATATAGAGTTCAGTATAGAGCTTAGAGCGTCAGGACCTCCATCAAATACAAAGCCTCCTCCAGCTTCATTTACAATTATGCTGCAAGCTACTCCAGACTTCCAAGACAGCTGTACTGTTCTAACGTAAGAGTTCTTATCTCCAGGCCATGCACCATTCCACTCAAGGTCAACTGCTACTACTGGTACAGGATCTTTAAGTATCTCGTCTCTAACCTTTACAAGCTCTTCGCTAGTTCTAACAGCAAAGTGATTTATATTAGCTTCTTTAGACAAGAACTCTACGTCATTGCATAACGCAGAGAAGTGATTCAAAGAAGCTTCAAACCTATCACTATGCTCAGGGTATCTAAGTACATAAGCTGGGTTAACGCAGGTTATAGCCTTTGCTATGTGGAAAGATCCATCAGGCAAAGGAATGTTAACTTCAAACACCTTACCAGTAGATGTATGTAAGCGTTTGTCTCTACCAAGGACAGCCTTAATAGCCTCGTCACCAAGTAGAAGCATGAAGTCAGGTTTAACCAATGCCATTTCTATCTTTAGCAATGGAGCACAGTTGTGTATCCAATTTGCTTTAAGAGCATTGCTAGCAGGATCAAGCAAAGTATGTTTTACAGAACAAGTCATATAGAAGTCAGATTCAGATAACCCAGGTATTCCTGAAAGGTGTTTATACAGCTGACTTTTTCTTGTTCCTGAAAGTATTCTTCCAGCAGCCTCGTCTTGACTTGAAGCACACTTACCAACCACCATGCATTTAAACTTCCTAAAAGGACCAGGCCTGCAGTTGTCCATCCAACCGCTACCAGGAACCATGTTTACACTTAATATGTTTCCGTTAAACATGACTGGAAGGCTAAAGTTTTGGCAGTATAAAGCCCTGAAGTAAAGAAAGTCACAATAGAAGTCTACTGCTTCAGGATACTCAGGGCCAGCTAGCTTGTCAGCGCACTGATAAAAGTCAGGACCTGGCTTTGCTACTATGTGCTTATTCTTAGAAGGAAATATAAAAGGGTAATTTATTAAAGGACCTGTCCCCTCTTGTAGTAAAAGAAAGTTTCTATAAGTGCATATACTTTTAAAGTCTTTTATTAAATCAATCATTAGGCCACTCCTTTGATGCTTCTGGCATCGACTCTCCTATGTCTTGAAACTGAGATTGGAGACGTCTCCACAACTCCATCTTTAAAGCGCCTGGGTCTTCATGCTTATCCATCTTAACTTTTATGATCTTAGACCTTGGAGCAGCCTGCTGAAGCTTGTCAACTAAAGACTCAGCCTTGTAAGCCACGTCTCCGTCTAAAGCTATAGCTATGGGCTTACCATTAAAGTTCTGTCCGATTAAAGCAAGCTGACCAGCACTACAGTCACTGCCGAATATAGCTACACCTGCCGGACCTATTGACCAAACATCTATTGGACCCTCACACACTACTATCATTGGTTGTAGCTTCGCATTGTCTATGTTGTAAAGAAGCATGGACTTCTTCATTCCAACTGGGTTTATATATTTTTGTTTCTTCTTCAATGGGTCGTCATAAATTATTCTTGCCTGATAACCCATTAACTTTGAACCTTGAAATATGGGTATGTAAAGTCTTTCTCTAAGGGTTGGAATAGCCATGTCGTCTATCCAGCCTACACCTAGATACTTATCAAGAACGGCTGGGTTATATCCCCTAGACTCAACATACTTTATGGCTTCGTGATCCTTGCTAAGAGACGATAGGCTTGTAAGTCTTTCTGGAGGTCTGCATTCAGTAAGAGCTATCAATGCCTCAGAAGACATAGGCTTATCAACTACTGAAAGAGTTATCTTAGAAGACGTATTGAACAACCACATGTGAAGTTGATCTAAGTTAAGCTTACCTAGCTCGCCTCTAGTGCATGCTGTCTCGTTAAAGCAGTTTGCCATGTGTCTGTACTCAAACCATCTGTGGTTTATGTACAACCTATGTCTTGTCTCTTTACAAAAAGGACAGCAGACCCTGTAATATTCTCCATTTACTATAGAGGTAGGCCTCTCTCCATTAGATGAGGGGCGCATCACCATGCCGACCCCTCTATTATTAACATAGACCTGACCAAACAACTTCTTAAGCTTAAAGTATAGTTCAGGGCACAACACGTCATCATAACTAGTCGAAGTGCTCATAACTTTCCTTTCTAGGAATCCCTGTCAGAGTAATCATCGGAAGCTGCTTTGTAACTTCGGCTTGTTGGTACATCCATAGAGCTGCCTGAGAACGATGCTCTTATAAAACCTGCTTGCTCATCTATGACCCATTCGTTGTTTAAAGAGTAAGTGCACGAATCAGCTTCAAACTTTATGACTGCACAATTCTTAGAAGTATGTTCATCCTCCCTATACTTAGTAGCGTCAAGCCTTTGACATCCGCTGTTTAAGTCCTTCTGCCCAAGGCAAAACATCCTATGGCAGTTTTCAGCAAAGTCCTTACATTCGCTAGCCATGGAGTGATGAAGCGGCTTATGAGCTTTAATACTATTAGCTTCTCCACTAAGCTGATGAAGAAGCCAAACGCAGCAGTTATAGCTAAGACCTATATTGACTGATACGTCTTCAGCTAGCTTTCTTATGTAGTGACGCATGTTCTCAACTTTTATACCCTTAGCCGATATGTGCCTGTCAACGATAAGCTTAACGTAATCGACAACCATCAAAGCTATCTCAACGTTCTTAAAGTTAACTAGCTTGTCAACCTGGGCTGTAAGCTCAGAAGTGTAGCCATGCCCGAGCTTAGTACCTCCGGAGCCGCTCATGTCAAGAAGTTGAACATACGTGTTAACTAATGACTTTGTATCCCTGAACCTATCTGACTCTGAAATCCTAAGAACTTCTTCTATAACTCCTGAGTATCTCTTTAGCTCGTAATCTTTAAGGTTGCCGCTAGTTGAAAGAAGAGCTCCATTAATAACGTGGGCCTTAATAGTATTTAATGGAGTTTTAGACACAGTTGCAGCAAGCCTAAGTCTTATAGAGTCTATGTTACCTTCGTAATTAGCATAAACGCCTACTTTACGCTTATACGGCCTTCCTTCGGCTAAACATAGAATCTCTCTAGCTCGCTCAGTAAAGCAATGGTTGGCTATAATGTTTATACCCATCCAAGTCTTACCTGCGCCTGTACCAGCAAGAAGACCGTAAATGTCTCCAGCTGCAACCCCTCCTGTCATAAACTTGTCAAAGTAAGGTAGACCCATTGGAGCTCCTATAGCTATGTTAGGTTTCCAAACGTCTGGAATAGACTCACACATTGCTGATGAGCCAGCTCCTTTAAAGTTGTTGTATATTTTGCTAAAATGACCTAACAAGATAGAAGGGTCTTTAGACACTGATTGAACAGATGATGTCTTACTAAAGTGACTGTACAGCTTATCGTGTACGCCTCTCTCGGTTAAAAACCTTTGAATAACTTCTCTACATATATGACGGTTAGCCTCTACGTTGTCTTTAGGAACTAAGAAAGCCTCGTCTATTATTTGAAACACAGACTGCTTAAGTTGAGCTGCCTCATGAGTGCCTCCCCTGAGCTCGTCATCATCGATAGTTATAGTTTTGAATATTTCAGCTGTAAGCGACAGGTCTTTGTAAACCGTCTTCATGTAAAGCTTAATACTATTAACGATAACTCTGTAAGCTCTTTCATCGTGACTAAAGTATCCTGTGTTAAAATACTCTAGCGACTCAAGTATTAGCAGACGGTCCGCTATAAGATGCTTTACCATGAAGTCTACTGTAGTTGAATCAAGCCTGTAGACCGTCTCTATAGTAGTATCTACTAAACTTTCAGATTTATCATGCATATGACCTCCGTGTTACAACACTATGCTTTTGGTATTAATTAGAAGCTTGGACCTTTCCTGATTTAAAGCTGATAGAGCTTTATCTGCAAAAGATTTATGTATAATGTCAGGTATAACAGTTTCATAAACATCAACTCTCATCAAATAGTCTTTAATGGCTGTGCTTATCATGTTAGGCGGTATGTCTGCTGACTCATTCATAAACATAATAGAGTTTACTTTGAAGAAACAAGACACGTCGCTACTCACTATGACATCCAAGAAAGAACGTTCGTTCTTTATAAGGTGCATTGAGTTTACAAGGTTAACCTCAACAACCTTTCTATAAGACATTATTAAATTGTGAGTCTCTTGTCTTTCAGCTTCTCTGCTAGAGTTGGTTATCGACACTGCCCTTTCTGTGTAACATGCACTAGCTGCAGGTGGTCCTCCCATAGACGTGTCAAACTGAGTTCTTATTAGTTCTAGCAGTGTTACTTTGTTATCAATCGAGCATTTAGCTATTAAAGGCCAGACAGGCTTGTAGTCCTTGCCGTACTTATGAAGTATAGCTTCCCCTGGCCTTGGTCTTAAAACAGAAGTTCCATCGTAATTGGGTATTACTCTGGAACCGTAGTTGGACACTACCCCCTTAGTCTTAAGGAGGTAGTCGCGCATAAACATGCAATAAATACGTCTTGCTTCAAGAGCTAAGGTTCCAATAGACTCCATTACTTTGCGCCTTCAAGAGCGCTTATCTCTGCTCTTTCAAACTCAGCAGATTTTATTCTAGACATAACAGCAGCTGAACTCTCTAAAACCCTTAGCTTTCTAAGCCTAGGAATATTTGTATAAATTGTGCTTCCAATTTTACAATTGTCTTCACCAAACTTTATCTTAAGTCTCTTTGTAAGGTTGTAATCATCTATTATGCCTACTATAGAATCTATTTTTAAGTACGTTAATTCGTACTCTTCTTCGTAAGGTTCTTCATTTAAAAAAAGCTCATCATTATCGCCTAATACTACATCGCCATTTGTCATAAAAGTTTTAATAGCTGTTACTTCTATGAAGTTAGAGGCAGCAACTACTGTCGGATGGCCTGTAACAGCAGTAGGCTGTACATAAATGCATGGTACCTCTTCCAGACTTAAAGTAATAACAGTGTCGTACTTATCTGAATATTTATAAACTGCATACTTTTTATCAACCAATGTAGCTAGCATTTTTTTAAACTCAGGAGAATCATCTTTAAGTAAAAACTCCATAAGCCCCTGATCACCTCCAGACGCGTACGCTATGCTGTTTATAATCTTCTTACTTAAAGCTGTAATAGTAGGGCAGTATATAACCTCTTCGAAGTAAGGAGCAACTTCTCCTCTCTTTTTCCATGAAGGCATGTTTTCATAACCTAAAACAACCGACCAAACCTTAGGTACTTTTTCTGAAAACCTTGTCTTCTTTTTAGTTTCTTCTGTCATGTTGTACTCAATTCTTTTAAAAAGGTTTAAAGTTCTTCATCTACTGAATCAAACGCTTCATCTAATATGTCTGCTTCAAAGTTATGAGTATCTATCTCAGACTTAATAAACTTCTCAGCCCAACCCATTTGCTTGTAGCTAGCCCTTCTACTCTTACTTCTATTAAGGAAAGTAAAATCGAAGGCATCCATGAAATCAACAACCAAACCAAACTTTTTACCTGACTCGTCATGTTTTCTAGCAACTCTACCTGGAGCTTGAATATCTACTATCTTGCTAGATCTAGCATCTGCTCGTATCAACACGCAAAGCTGTGCAAAGTCTACACCTGTAGACCACACGTCAGTGCTTATAACTTTTTTTAGAGTAGCCCTCTCAAAGCCAAGTCTCATATCTTCTCTTCTAGCAGGAGTCATCAAAGGCTCGGCAACTGGGTCAATAAGTTCCTTGTTTACATAAGCTTGGTAGTCGTCTGGATCCATTGAGTCATAACACAGCTGAAACTCAGGTAGAAACTGCTTAAGATGTATAGCGTGCTCTATTGACTTAACCATGATTAAAACCTGATCATCATCATCGTACTCTCTAGCTTTAGCCGCTATAGCTTTATTTCTTTCTTCGTTTCGCCATATACCCCACCTCTCCTTAGACACTCCACTCATATCTGAAAATGCGCTTGGACCATTACCCTTTACATACACCCACTCAACCTTGATAGGAACTACAAGGTCTACGCTTACAGCGTCGCTATATGATAGTTGGAATATCCTAGGCCCAAATATTGCTTCTAGCATGAAATGAGCTCCATCCATTCTTCCGTCTGGAGAAGCAGTGAACCCAAACTTACGTGTCCTCATAAACTTACCTAGTTCATGCTGATACGTTGGAGCTACAGCTTCGTGTGCTTCATCGTAAAGAAGGATGTCTGCCAGACCTTCGCCTTCGTGGGATATCCTATGCATACTATCAGCAGTAATAACTGTAACTCTATCCCAAGTCTTCTTCCCGCTACCAACCATTCCAAGAGCAGGTATAAACTTTGACAACCCAGAGTGAATGCGACGCATAACGTCAACTCTTCTGGTTACTATCTGAATCTTTGCTTTTGGATAAGCCAAGCATACTGCTGCAAACATAAAAGTCTTACCAAAGCCTGTTGGCCCTACGATGATGCCGCCGCGAGAAGTAAGTATAGCTGCCAAGCATTCATCCTGCTTGTCTCTAAGCTCCATCCTACCCTTTAGTCTCATTATGTCGTACTTGAAGGCTGGGCCGCTGTGGTATTCTTTGTCTATGTCTACAATTGAAACCTTGTAGCCTAATCGCTCTGCATCAGCTTTTACCTTTGATAAAAACCCAGCTGGGCAAACCAAGTTATTAAGACCGTCATATTGAAACACTCTTCTTATCTCTGTGGTTATTCCACCCTTCTTTGAAAAGTAGGTGGGTTGGTTGTAAGTGTTGTGAGTGTAACAAAGCCTGCTCTCTAAGCTTTTAGACAAGTCTTCCGGTAGAGAACTCATTCCTGGCACTGACACTTGAAGCAGAGAGTTACCTATAGTAAATAAAACTTCACTCATAATCGCTCCTTCGAACTTTAAACTCAAAATAATAGATTTATGGCAGCCTCTGGAGGTACCAGTGATTGCCACTTTTGTTGTTACTAAGTAGGTCTTTCGGATTCTATTTTGATAGAAGGTTTGAGTCAATTACTGAACTTAAAACAAGTTTTGTAATTGATTACAAAGCGTTACATGCTAGTAAGTTAAACTTAATAATATTAAAAATAAACTTACATGTACACTACTTCAACTTGCTAAGGTGAATAGCCAAACCTATTGAATCCTTCTCTTGTGAAAAGAAAAGATCTGGATCAAACACTTTCTCCATCCAAGGGTTTGGATATGGATATATGCTGTCCATCCAAGCCATACGTACAAACTTGATAAAGAGCTGAGACATTCTTAACGAACTAACCCAAGGTTTGTGGTTTGCCCATTTAGTACTGCCTTCTCTTATAATAAACCAACCAGGCCTAGTCATCTCGGATATGGAAGCTGACAAGCCCTTGGACCAGCAGGAGTAAACGTCAAACTTCTTTACAAGCTTATCGTCAGTCTGTGGTCCATTGCACAAGCCAAGCCAAGAATACAACCTTGAAAGCCTAGATGGATGGTTAGGGTCTATATACCACCTTGGGTCACCTATTCTAGCCATAACCTTTGTGAAGAACATGTCATCTATATGAGGTATGAAGCTTACATAGTTCCATACAGGATGCTGCTTCATTAGCTCACAAGCTTTTATGTGAGAGCCTTCTGTCTCTGATCTTATAAGAGCCCCAACCCCGTATGAAGCGCAATCTAACATATCAGCCTCATGCCAACCACCTAAAGACGGAATAGCTGAAGCCATTCTCATCTTAATAAGATTAGCCGGCGCATCGTTGTTAGATACTATGATTGGGCTGCCTATCTCAAGAGACTTGAGCCTGTGCTTAACTTTAAGCCGGTACAATCTTACAATCATACCGGCGTTTGAACCACTACCTAAAACACGAATCTTATCAGGGCAGTTTCCAGAGGTCTCAAGCTTGTCTATGTAACCCTCAACAGTAAGCTTAGTGCTGTAAGGCATTCTGTCGCCTTCTATAACCCACACCTCACTGTTGCTGTCTAAGGCAAGCTTGAAAACCGAACCTTCTACTGTTGTACCCATCTATCACCTATTTATAAAGAGTCAGCGTATGATCGCACATGCGCTCCATAGCTTTCTCGTGACTGACTACAATAACTTGCAGTCCAGAGGACTTAGACATAGCTCTTAGTCTATTGAAAGCTGTGTCTAAACATTCGATGTTGTCATCGTCTAGACCTACGGTTGGTTCATCAAGTACTAACAGGTTTACACCTGAAGCTACTCCAAACTGAACAGCTAGCCTGAATGCAAGAGCCAGAACAACCTTCTCACCGCCTGACAATCTAGCCGCTGGTAAGTCTCTTCCGTCATTGAACTTTGCCCAGAACACAAGCTCGTCATCAGAGTAAACTCTGAACGGAGCGTTAAAGTCTTCTAGATACTCATTCAACTTAATCACTGTCCTCTTTAAGTAGTTTACCGTAAGTCTCTTCGGTAAGTTAGACTTATGCATAACTTCTTTAAGATTTTCAAAATGATCCTTAGCAACTTTATTAACCCTAGCTTCTTCTATGTCTCCAACCAGCTTATCTCTTCTATTATATAAGTAATCTAAAGTTTCAACAGTTGCTTTTGATTGCTCTTCAAATCGTATTTTCTTTTCTCTGTCTTGATTTACTAAATTGATGCTATCACACAATACTCTTTCTTGCATGTAGTAGTCTTCACTTATGTTGCATTCTTTACTTCTAGTTTCAATCTGAGACAAAAGTGAGTCTCTGGTTGCTTTTAAAGAAGTTATGCAAAAGTCTAAAGCAGAAAGCTTTGATGACAAAGACTCATAGGATGTTCTAAGCTCAGTAAAGGTAGAAATAAACTTATTAACCTCGTCTTCAGAAACAGAAGGCTGCTCAGGTCTTTCAGTCTGAAGTTTTAGTGTAATTAACTCAAGCTTACTGTTAAGACCAGCTAAGTCTGAAGAGTGTTTGTAATTAGCAGTGTCGTACTCTCTGCTAAGCTGATACTGCTTCTTCATGTGGTCTATGAGTGGAGACGTCTCCACTAGATGCTTAGATATAGCGTCTATTGCAGCTAAAAGTACTTCTCCGGTAGTACCACATACAGGGCACTCTTTCTTTGAAGTAAGTTGAATTAGGTTCTGCCTCTTAGCTTCTAAAGCCCCAGCCGACTGTGAGTACTTCTCAAAATCTAAACCACTAGACTCTATGTAAGGAGACGGCTTTATAGGAGCAGATGCAACTAGTACTGATATACTTTCTTCAACTATAACAAGCTGAGCCTCATTAGCTGCTTTGCTATTGTCGTACTTATGTATAAGACTCCACTGATACTGATGTTTTTTATACTCAGATAGAGCTGCATCTGAGTCTTTAACTAAAGACAGGTCATCAACCTTTGCTGAAAGAGGAGGCCTAGCTTCTTCTGCCTGACTTAGATCAGACAAAACTAAACTTAGAGTTTCTGAACACTTGTTGATGTCACGTTTTACATCTTTCTTTCTTCTTACTTCGCTGAGGTCTTTTTGAAGCTCAGTGTCGTCTACTACGTTTAAAGACACTTCCTTCAAAGATTTCGATATAGACTCAAGTAGTAGAGTCTTCTCTCGTATCTGAGCAAGTACAGACTCTACAGTTTCAGATGGAACCTGCACTAATATCTTAGATGAATATTTATTTATCTCGTCGTAGCAAAGTTCTGCTTTGTCTAAACCGTATAGCGACTGCAGAGCTGACAGCCTGTCAGATTTAGGTAAAGTAAATATGCTGAACATCTGCCATTGGTCTACAAATATGTAGTCAGACAATATGTTAGAGCTTACTCCGACCAAACCTTCGATAGCAGTAGTAACTTCTCTGTCTCCAGTCAGTGGAGGCATAGAGTTTATAATTAAAGACCGCTTGTTAGGTCTTAGGTTCCTCTTTATAACAGCCTTACCGCCTGTTGTAGAAAATGTTAGCTCTACAAATGACTCATCTTTATCTGAGCATATTTTATTAATGTTTTCTGATAGAACACCTTCATTCCTTTTAAAATCTCCAGTAAGAGCTGCGTACGCTCCCTTGATAGCGTTAGACTTTCCTCCACCGTTAGGCCCTGTTATGGCAGTTATGCCATCAAGAAAAGTCCAGTCAAGTTCTTGATGCTGGCAGAAGTTACGCAACCGAAGTTTATCAAGTCTCATGATACCTCCAATCTAGTAGGGTAAATGATACATACTAAACAAAATAAGCCCACCCCAAAGAAGAGGTAGGCTTATTTAAAATATAAAACAGTATGTTACTTAGTCATAGTTTTATCAGGACCTATGCCTGTATATGGTCTGCCATTTAAGGAGCCTCCTGGCACGGCTTGCATAACTGCAGGAGCTATAGATGGAGGAGCAGGCTTTGGAATTCTTGTAGCTGGCCTGCTTCCTTTAATTGTAGCAGGCTTCTTTACTGAAACTGGCTTTTTAGGTTTAGCCTTATTAATACCTTTAGTCTTAGGAGGAAGTACCTTAGGCTTACCGGTAGGCTTACCCTTAGGCTTTGGGTTACTAGGAGCCAACGGAGACTCAACTACAGGCTTAGTTGATGGAGGATCAGGAATAGGCTCAGCTGTATTAGATGGCGGTGGAAACCCTGTACAAATCTCAGGAGGAATACTCCATGTGTCAAAGCTTCCATAAATTCCAAAAGAATTAGTAGTAGTAACAGTTGGCGGTGAAGGAACTTTTACTCCTGGAAAGTCTTTATACTGTTTAACTAACTGGTTATAATAATCACCTGCTGAGTTAACTTGTGCTCTTGCAGTACCCAAACTTTGAGAAATAGTATTGTCCCATCCTGTATTATCTTTAAGCTGTGATCGTTTATTATCTAAATCAGTTACTGCTGCTTTAAGATCGTCTTTAGCAGCCTGCAGATCTTTGTTAGCCTTGTCTGGGTCAAACTTAAAAAACATGCTGGTCATGTTATTACCTCGCTAACTGAAAATATGTGGTAGCCAGTTGTAGCCAGCTACCATTATCTCCTATAAACCTTTCAAGTTCCACCACTTTTTATGTCACTAAGCATGTTATCCAACTCGCCCCTCAAATCCTCTACTGATCTGCTAGACCATAGCTTTATAAGGTCATTGTAGCTTCTTTCGGTAACATCACAAAAATCCTTTAAAGACTCATGAAATGACGAGTTTATATCAAAAGATCCTACTAGCTTGTCCAAGTCAGAAGCTACTGATGGCAAGTCAACTATTTCTTCAATTATAGGCACAAGGTCCACGTGAGCCTTGTCCTTAAAAGCTGAAGTTATAGCTGCGTTAACGTTATCTAACTTAGTAGAGTAACGTATCCTAAATATAGGCCGTCCTATGTCGTTAGGCATATCGTCAGACTCAACTTTTTCAGCAACCTTTACCATAGTGTGAAGGTCGCTTTCTGAGTTTATTACTGACTGAATTAGTCGCCTTGTCTTATAAGGTGCTGATACAAACCCAAGGTCTTCAGTCATAATCCAAGCTGCTTTGTTGCAAGACTCTTTCAAATCTTGAAGACATATGCTGCCTGGAGATACAAACTTCATGTCATTAACGTCTGATATAAAATGTGAGTGAAAGTCTCCACTTATAAGAGCCTTGTACTTAAGGTTGTGTTCTACTAACGAGTAAGAGCAGCAAAATTCTTGTCCTGTATGAGGAAGCAGCTCGCTCCAAACCTGATGAGTAACTAGAACATCTGCAGGTCTAAATCTGTTGTAAGAGTCTTCAACAGACTTAGGAAGAAAGTAGTCGTAACCAAAAAAGTCCACTCCTTTTATTTTAAAGTTCTTGTTATGAACGTTTTCACAACCTTTAAACAGACTAAGCCAGGTAGGGTCTGACATCTCGTGCTGACCTTGCACATAGTATACCGGCAATCCTTTTTCATACATCCTTGCCATCTGGTTTGAAACAACATGTATGCTGTAAGAGTCAGGATTCTTTATGTCAAACAAATCACCAGCCGCTATAAGCGGTACGCTTAGGGCTATAGCCATATCAACTATTTGTGTAAGAGAGTATTCAGCATCTCCTTTTATACTTGGAAACTTCTTCCAAGCATTAAGTGCAACATGCCAATCAGATGTAACTACTGCCAAAGGTTTTGAATTTAAAGAAACATTATTAATAGGATTTTTCATGAATGCTCCACTGTCCATTGGATTTAAAACAATATAATACTCTAGGCGGTAACTGAAACCACTTCAGGAGAACTAAAAATGCTAATATTATCAAGAAAAGTAGAAGAGTCTATAAAGATATCAGACGATATCGTAATAAAGATAGTTCGTATAAGTGGCAACCAAGTTAAGATAGGAATAGAAGCACCAGCTCACATGACTGTTAGCAGGTCAGAAGATAAAACTAGATCTGTTGGTAAGTTTAACCTTAAACATACCTCATAATAAGTTTATTCCAATCAATAACAGCTTTAGACCAAAGCTTAAAGTAATCGCAGCACTCCTGTGAGCAGCCGCTTTCGTCTGGTGTTAGCGTCATCATCGCTTCAGCTATGTAATTAGACATAACACCAGCATCTGCCTTAGCCTCCTCAGGAGGAGCACTGTAGTTACTTAAAACCCACTCTAGACCTCTCCACACATCTTCATTAAGTCTTATACCTGAAGCCTCTGCCACTAAGCAATTCATTCTGTCACTAAGCCTAAGGTGATCTAAGTTAGGGTAGCCATAGCACCATGCGTCACCACTAAGCTTTAAAGCAGCCTGAGCAAACAGACCAAACCATATATCATCGAATCGTTTGTAATTAGACAGCATACCCATAGGAGGAAATAAAGCATGAGGCAACATCGAGTCTATAAACGCTAGGTTCATTCCACATATAGGGTAAACCACAGAAGGATGAGCTAACACAGGACCGTGAAGTAAAGGAAGAACTGCTTTCTCAAGAGATGGGTTACTTATTCTTTGTATTGAATCAAAATCAGGCATTCCCTCCCACGTACCTACGCTCATTGAAACAAAAGGTTTGTGTAAGTGAGTTGTATTAGTAAAGTACGGCACACCTCTTACGCGCACTCCAGGCACTGTAGAAGACCAGACGTTAAAATCAAATAAATTTGATAAATGAGACTTAAAGAAGTCTCCGCCTCGTTCACCTTTTGAAGGACGACAGTCATCATCTAATGTAAATACAACATGTTCTCTATATTCATTTATCTTTCTTTTAGCGTTTAAAGAACAAGCTTGAAGAAACCCGTAACTTCGTATTGCTGAATCTTTTTTACTAAAACAAGAAAAACCTGCGTATTCAAACATATCTATAGGTATAGGCAAGCAGTCTATCAAATTGTAGTCTGAGCTTCCTATGTAGGTTGCGTCCCAACTATGAAAATGCAAACGGTATTTTTTAATGTTGATCAGGTCTAACAACTCGCTAAAGTCTTTAAAACCTGATGAATGACCGTCATATACTATGTGAACGTCTTCAGGAAAACACTCTAGAGATTCCCAAGCTAACAAAAAATCACTTATCTCATTCAGCCTTATAGTTGGTACTACTAAGGAAGAATATACTAAAGGAACTTTTGATAAGTTTTGAAGATAGAACGGTTTAAGGATGTTAGTCATGTATACCTTTCTAGATTACACCGCGCATAAACGATGGAATAGGTCTTAAACTTGAATCAATAGGTCCTTGATTACCTCTAAAGAACCATTTGTCAAATCCAGCACCGTCAAAAACCCTGTTATGAAAACCAAGACCTTCAGCTAAGTCAACCGGGTTCCAAGTTCTGCTTACTTGTTCACGGTGTTTATTTTTACACATGTCGTAGTCAAGTTTATGAAGGTGAACAAGGAAAAGGTCGTTGCTTACTTTTGGCTGAGATGGCACGTTTAAAATATGAAAACCAACGTCCCACTTACAAGAAACTTTAGATATAAGAGTCTTGTTATAAATAGTGTCGTAACGCCAAAAACCTCTTTGATTAAAAATAGGTTTTGACAAATCTATAGAAGGCTCTTTGGCTGGGTCGTGGTCTAATGCCAAACCTACACATCTTAAAAGTGACAATCCTGGCTCAGCAAACCGCTTAGACACGTACTCGTTAAGGCCGTAAGGATGTAGCTCTGGGTTAGGTACTAATATCTCATCAGACTCTGCAAACGCTACTACATCATAGCTTTGAAGCAAAAACGATTGAAAAGATTGAACTGTGTCTCTTAGCCACCCATGATCAAAACTAAAAAACCTATGCACCGGTACAATATTAACTCCAGCTTTCCTATGTCTGTCTAAAGACGCTAAAGAAGATTCTGTTGCAGAGTTGTGATTAAGTATGTATAAATCTTCTTTAGGAATGGTCTTAGAATAGTAGTTAACCCATATATCTAAAAAAAAGTCTTCGTTTTGAACAATAGTAAAGGCCGCTAGTTGTTTCTTTGACTTTGACATTGTAAATCCTTAGAAAGAAAAACATGAACACATGCTACGCTATAATAAGCACTCCAAGGTCTGGGTCAAGCGCATTATCGGGGGTGGTTCATACTTTAGGAATAAGCATGGGAGATAGGCTTTTGCCTCCTATGGAACAAAACCCAAAAGGGTTCTATGAGGACATGGAGTTCTTAGAGCACCACGCTAACATGTACGGAAACATACCTTACTTGATGGACGGCTTAGAACCAGGAACTCCATCTCCTCCAAACCCTGCGTATGCAAGCCTGATAAGAAGAAGATGCGTAAAACCAAAATGGGGACTAAAAGACCCTAGAATGGTATTTCTAGTTCAAGATTTCAAAGAATACCTTATGAACTGCAAACTAAAAATAATCAGTACATCAAGGCCTATAAATTTGTCTGCAAAAAGTATGAGCAAAGTTATAAAAGTAGATTACAGAAGAGCTACTGAAATTATAGGAAGATATGAGGCTGCAAGACTTGACACACTAGCTTGGGCTGCAGAAGTTGGAATAGAAACGCTTATAGTTCCTTACAACGACTTAATTGACAACACAAAAAACACAGTTAAAAAAGTAGCTGAGTTTTGCGAGATTACTGATGAAGCCTATATAGCAAGAGCTACGAGCATAGTTGACGTTTCTTTAAGAAACAACAAGTAACTAAGAGTTGTCTTCTGAATCAATTGATAGGCCAGACCTGTATACTCCAGGAGACCACTCCTTGCAGTTAAGCCTAGTGCATGGAACGCATATCCTGTTTCTACATACGTCGTTAGACATAAACTGCTTGCCACATCTAAGGCAATTCTTGTAGCCACAGTTAGCTCGCTTGTTATATCTGTTGTCCACTTTCTTTGCAGGCTTCTTACCTACTTTTTTGGACTTTCCTTTTTCTTCTTCTCTTTTTGACACTTATTGCCACCTCCATGTGGCTTAGCCGTTGTTTCCGGTACCTCGTCAAGATCATCCTGATCATCCAAAGAACAGTCAAGGCTAAGTAGCTCATTAATAAACTTATTAGAAGACTCCCGCTCAGATACAGCTTCAATGTAGGCGTCGCTGGTTATAGCTGAATATATGATGTCTCTAGTAATACGGTCTGACCCAGGGATCTCTACTCCTTCCTTGGTTGAAGCTACTGCAAACGGCTCCCTATCTGGTATCGAGCCTGCAGACTTCCACCTTTTATCAAATATAGAGATCACATCAGACATCTGGCTATAGTTGTAACTCTCTCCAGGCATAGGGTATTTAGGCAAGACATCAGGAAGTTTTTCAAACACAGGAGGTACATATACTACATAGGTTTTAAACTTAGTGTCTTTATGCATGGAGTAAGATTCCTTTCTTAATACCAACGTATAGTTAGGCTATTCCTCATCAGCTGAATAAAACGAACCGTATTGCCTTATCAGCCTTCTACGCCTAAAAGCCTCGTCTACCTTAATAGACCTTAAGGGGCCATCGTAAAGCATGGATACAGGAAAGCAACAAAAATTAATAGCAGCTTTTCCAAATCTTTTTGACGAGCACAAAGAAGACTTAGCGGTCTTAGAGTCCTTGTGACAGTAAGATATCTGCTTAAGAGTAAGCTTGTATACTCTCTCTCCATCTAGTAAGTGAGAGTGTACTATAAGCATTTCAGATACTCCTGCAACTCTATTAGCTGAAAGAGAAGCAGGACGCATCTTCCATCTTGGAGAAAACATGCTTAAACCTTTGTCAGATATGGCTTTACTGCTAGATCCTACAGGTATATAAGAAACTTTCTCACTGTAAAAAAAGCCATAGTCTTTATACTTATCGCTGCCTTTACATAAGCTACTCGTCATACGCCTATAAGCTCTGCATATTGACCTATTCCAACAGTATGGGCAATATCTTATCTTACTGCATTTGTAAGCCTTCTTCTTATCTTTGTCTTTAGAGAACCTAAGGTAAGAAGGAAGTGTGCATTTTCTCAAAGAAAAGCATAAAAAAGGATAACGTGTTTTAAGGTCTTGCAATCTTTCAAAAGCCTTAAAAAAAGCTTTAATCTTTTTACTTCTCAAGTATAAAAACTTTGACATAGCGCCAGCACGACTTTTAATGCCGTGCTGCGCTACAGTTGCAAATAACTCTAAATAAAAACAGCTTTTATAAAACCTAGATACGAGGCTGGTTGCCATTTCTTGCCTTCAATTCTTTTAGTTAAACTCAGCCATAGCTTTTCCAAACATATCGTTAAACCTTCCACTGTTAGTTGAAGCTTTCTTATCAGTAGGCTTAGTGCTGAAAGTCTCCCACTCCCCTAACGATACATTATCGCCAGATCTGATAATGTCTGCCTTATACAGAATTTCTTCTTTAACAGAAGAGTACTGCATAAGCATTATTTCCTTCCTTAGCGGGTGATTGGCAACAGAACCGTATTCATCAAAAGCTTTTTCAACTCCACCTTTTTCGGATTCTAAGCACCAGCTCTCAGCAACAAATACGTACTCCTTTACAGAGCCATTCTGTATTCTGGCTTTCATGTCAGACATTACGTTATCTTTGTCTCTGTTGTTTCTGAACGCTACAGGTTTAACTTCAATCTTCTCATCTTCTGATGAAGTAAAGAATACCGGAGGGTGCTCACAGTTAGCCTCCATTACAGACTTTACAAGCTTTTTAATCATAGGAATTTTGTTAAAAAGTTTGCTGTTAATATCGCTCATAGTACACCTCGATAAAAGTTGTTTAAACATCATCGCCTACGTTGGCGTTTGAGAAAAAATGAGAGTATGCTTTTTTACCTTTAAGCATTCTCCTAATCGTATCCATAGCTTTTGCCAATATTTGACGAGCTCTTTCTCTAGTAATTCCAAGTTTATCTCCTATCTGCTGTAAATTTAGACCTTTGTTGTATTTGTATTTAATAATCATCTTAGACCTTGAATCTAAATGCTCTGATATAATATCCCACATAACTTCGTTTCCGCCCACGCTATCAATAAGATCTAAGGCCCAACTAGTTTCTTTTTCTTTATATTCTAAATCTTTAAAAACAGATCCAGCAGAGTTAACTACTTTAGTTTTTACAGAATAATAAGATACAAAAGTGCAGTAAGGAAATATTACCTCATGTGAGTCTTTCAACTCTTTCCAACTGGCAGCCATGTGATCAGATTCAAATCTTACAAATGTAGCTTTAACGTGTTTAAAACAATAATTAAAAACTCTATCTTTAAAAAAGTTATCGCTATAACAGTTAGCAAAAAACAAAGAACTGTTAAAAGATAAAGCTATAGAGCCAAGGTAGTCTTTGCTATCGCCTCCAAAGACTTTAGCTAGTTCATCAGACAGTGCAATAATCAAATCTTGGTACCTATACCACATGTATTCAAAATTATAATGTTTAGTTACTCTACCTCGTACCTTAACCGGCTTAGTTAGCACTTCTTTTACCGACATGATTCAATCCTAGAAATGTAGTTAATTTGTAAATTAAATAAGTCTGCAGAGCCTATTTTAAAGTAGACTCTGCAGTAAACAAAAGTAAACTGTTTACCGGTTAGTAAACGAAAGTAAACCGTTTACCAAAAGTGCTAGTTAAAAGAAACAACAGCACCCTTGGGATCGGCTACTACAAACCAAGACCCTTCAACCCTGGCATTGTTATCGCCAAGAGTCCATATGTTAACTCTCCACCTGTCGCTATAAACGTTTATGGCTTCAGATTTTATAACTCCAGAAGGATAGGTCACAAGTTTAGAAAGGTTGTTAATAATAACCTTGTCTATTTGAACCTTACCTTCTTTCTTAAGCTTTGGAGACGTCTCCAACTGCTCATCTTCTTTATGATCAATAGCCATTCTACTTACCTCCAAGTAAGAGTTTGTCAGCCAATTTTACCACTGCAAGCTCTCACCAGCTACGAAGTTCTCACATTCTTGCATAGCTCCCCAGAACTGCTTTCTTACTTCAGACATGTAGCCTGTAAAAAGCTCTTCTTGTTCAGGAACGTTAGGAGTCTGTATGCAACAACTAAAGAACTTACCGTTATCAGCGGTTGCTGATAAAACTATTTCATTAGCTGTATCTTTGAACACTAAGTCAATATTTGTAAGTATAGTTTTACGTAAAATGTGTTCTTTAATAAAAAGAACCGGATTCTTATCGGTAGAAAATCCAACTAATCCGCTTGCAATGCAGGTAGCTAGTCCATCCATGGCTTCCTCCTTTAAAAATAAAACTACTACTTTCTCAAAAACACACCTATTTTCTCTAAACATTCAATAACCCTGCTAAGCCCCGTCTTAGTGACGTAATCGCTTAATTTTAAGCTACTGCAGGCCGCTAGAATCAAAGACTCAGTAGACTTTGTTATATCAGCCAGCGTTCTGTACCCTATCTCATAAAGAAAGTTCTTTGTCTTCTTATCAAACAAATCGCAGTCTTTGATTAAAATAGCCCTCATGCTAGGAGCTGAAAGCCTTCCACTATGATGTGCAATATTCATTGAGTCTCTTAGTTCTAGATGCTTCCTAGTAATACGAGTGTGCTTTCCAAACCTACGCTTTTTAGGTTTGTTAAGCTTAGGCTCCTTGACAGCTGGAAGACCAAGCCTACACCCATCGCGTTGTACATCTAGCAAGTTTAACTCTTCAAAGTTATCGCTAAAGTCATCTCTAAATTTATCTGGACTAACCACCTTACCTAATTTAAACCTAGCTTTGTTACTAGGGCTAAGTACTATGTTCAGGTTAACCTTATCACCAATACTGTTTAAAAGTTCGGTGAGTTGATCCATGTCTAAGTTGAGTCTTAGGTCTTTTATCATGTTAAAATCCTTAATGAGGTGTTGTTCTGTACACGTTCCACTTAATTCACTATATTCTAAAGAATATAGTAGTATACTTTTAGCTCTATTTATTATTCAATTTCGTTTGGAAACTGGTCAGCCTCTTCTCCATCGGAAAGCCAAGGTGAAACTGGTCCTATAGGTTTGATATCAACTAGCTCAGCTCTTCTCCATATTTTTAGAAAGTTACTGCTTTCAAACAAACTGTTCATAAAATAACCTTCTACGTAATCAAAACTTAAAAAGTCAAAATCATCAGGATTAAGACCTTTTTCAGTTAACTGTTCTTTAACTTTTGCTATTGCACACTCATGGTGCTTTCCTAAAGACACTTGAAACTTTGTACACGAGAGCTTTACAAAGTGAGGTATCTTTGAATATTTAGTTCTTACAGCTTCACTTTTATCCTTATGATTTTTTAAAACTACACACCTTACAGAAGCCATGGTTTAATCCTTTAAAAGTATACTACTATATTCTTTAGAATATAGTGAATTAAGTGGAACGTGTACAAACTACTGTACAAATTGTTTAAACAGTTCCACTTTTAAACCAAATCTAGTTATTCATTCTCTTCTTCTTCATTATCACCATTCCACTCTGCGAGCTCCATCATTAGGGATTCTAGCTCTTCAAAAGTAAGATCTTTGCATTCGTCTTCTAAACCTCTCTCGGCATAGAAGATCATCTCTGAGCCATCGCCGTCGTCTTTCATTGTTGCCATTTTGACTTCAATGTATTCAGCTCTTAACTGCTCAAGTTCTTTCTGATCTTTCATAACTTACCTTTCATTTTGTGGTTTAAAGGAAATTTTATCTAAATTTTAAACTCTTTATGTCAAAAGACTTACGAGCTTAAATAGACTATTTATAATTCTATATATTTGACAAACCTATTAACATTTGTAAACTTTCATCTCCGGCAACAGGGCCGGTTAGATTTAACAGGAGGTTAGTATGTTTCAATTCGTAGTGGCTGCAAGTATCGCTCTAGGTTCCGAGTCAGTAGACGGAGTCTTTGCAAAAAGACAGTCTTCTTGCTCAGGTGGCTCTTGTTCTGTAGCTAGTAGCCCAGTTGTAGAAGCCAGGAAGGTAGAGGCTGTTAAACCAGCAGCCACTGTTAAGGAATCGACACCGGCCTGTAAAGCTTCCTCTTGTGGTAAAAACACAAGAAAGCTATTTGGTAGATCAAGAGCTAAGTGCTCCTAAGTCGGGTTTGGGTTGTATGCACGGGCGCCCTTTAACAGGCGCCCGTGTGTATTTACTAAACAGACGCAGTGGCAGTCGCTGGAACTTTTACTAACGCCTTAGCTGCTTTTAAAGTCTCATCTGAGTTAATAATACTTAGATACAGCCCGTCACCAAAACTTGCTCCGTACTTGATAAGGTTGTGACCATATATGCTTATATCTACTGAGTTAGCATTCTCAGTAGCTCTAAACAAATCTAAGTATTCTTTAGTTTTAACAACAGGAACTCCGTTTACGTCATATCCTACAAATGGAACTGTTATGTCTCCATTTTGTCCATAAGCATACTTATGATTTTTAGCTTCAGCTGCTGTTATAGCCTTATTATTGTTACTGTCTCCATACTGTTTGTCATACGGATTTAGATGGCTGTACGATAGACAGCTTCCCTTAAAAGTAAACTTATGTCTTACTGTTGGTGAAAAAGAACAAGCTGGCCTTTCATTAAAGTACTTTATTCTTTTTACCAAAGACTTAGATATTGGGCAGGTTGCTGGAATAATTATATTAACAAGAGCCCCTGCAGTAGCCTCTATAATGTACTTAGAAAGTCTATATCTTGTGTATATATCGTAAACTAAGGTAGACCCTATAGGATTACAAGGAAGCAGTATTACCTTAGCTAAGTTGTAAATTGCATCTTCAGACATAGCAGTGTGCTTTCTAAAGAATCCACAAACTAGATCTAAGCTATTAGCATCATCGAGCTTAGCTCTTTCAGGTATATCAGAGATATTACCTGGTACTAAGTTCTCAATATCTTCTACAGCTTCAAGTATAGGATTAATATCTTCGTATTTAACAGGAATACCTTGAGCTAGTTTAATCATAAATCGTCTGCCACTAGCTTCTGATATTTTAAAGTAATGCTCTCTAAATCTATCAGTCTGTCTATGCCTGTCAGCGTACTGGTAATCTTTGTACGTCATGTATGAATTAGGCTGGACTTTAAGAATAGGAGCAATAAGTGTGGTAGTTACAAATCCTTTTAAGCCTTCGCTTAAGCCTGCATCTGCCACTCCTGATGTATCTACAGATTCCATAAAAACAGGTACAGATGTTTCTGCACTGTATTTTCTTATTACGTCTAGGTTTCTTAAGTTTATAGTGCTTGGTGATACTACTTCAGGGCTGAACATAGTATCATTATTTTGGCAAGCTCTTGACGCGCCTTTTATACGTATACCGCTTTTGCTTACGTTTATGATCTCGTTAAGCATATCTTCTGAGTAAGGCACACTGCCTTGCTCTACAGCAAGAACCGTATCAAAGTGCGGACCAGGCATAGCATTGTCTTTATCTTCCATGATTTTATTCATGTGCTTCATAAAAGATATAACTTTCTTTATACGTTCAGCCACATGTTTAGTTCTTTCTAGTCTACCTGCTCCTCTATCATAAAGAACTTGAGGTATGTTTGATAAATTATTATGTATGTTCAACGACGTAGTGCTAACTGGCAGCATCTTATGAGCTGAAGAAAGGTTTAGCCTTCTATAATTTTTAATAATTATAAACATAGCTTCTGCTAATAGTTCAGGAGTTACCTTTGTAAGGTTTGTAAATATTGTATTGAAATCGTAGTCATCAATATCTGCTTGAATATCGTCATGATTTCCTTTTAAGTCTAATATTGTAGACGTTATTAGTATTGGATATTGCATTCTTATTAAAGCTGCAAGTAGACTTGCGTCTTTAAACTCTAAGTCTGGAACTTTAAATAACGAATAATTTGAAGACACAGGCGTGTCTCTAGCTTCATCGTATAGAAAAGGAACTAGATCTTTCTCAAGCCCTGAGTTTACAGAGTCTAAGATAAGCTCTTGCATAGGGTCTTGTGGAAGACTTAGAGTGTATGTTCTATCAATAGGAGCTAGCGCTGCCGCTACTCTCTTAGCTTCCATAATAATAAATGCAGCTTCTTTTGTACAACTTCGCACTGTTAATTGATTAGGAAACGGCATGCTAACTATTTCTCTAGCATCATCTTCATTTATTTTAAAGTATGATCCAAAGCTCAAGCTTAAATACCTTGAGTTATCTTCTGTAACTTCTTCTGGCTTTAGGTGCACTATCTTATTCAAAAGCTCTAAAGCGCCTTTGTCAACTTTAGTTATTGCTTCAAAATGATAATCAAAATTAGGCAGCTTACCGTATTTTCTAGCTGTTTTCTTATCCAAGTGTTTGACCAAGTGTTCTCTAGTTTTCATTGTTACTGCTCTCCTTTAAATTTAGCCAACATTTCCTTGTTGAGTTCTTCCATACGGTTTATCATAGCCTGCTCGTTACCGTCATTGCCTCTGAGGCATATAGTCCAAGTGTACCCTTTGGTATTCTTGGTAAGTTCTACTTTTGATGGATACTCAACTGTCGGATTGTTCGACAGTTGAGTCTGCTTGTACATAACGTCTCCATTAATATTGCTCATTTATTGCTCCTTTGATTTTTGTTTGTTTAACTTATCTTTATTCTGCGCAAACCATGCTTTCCACATAGTTTGACTGGCACAAGCTCCAGCTCGTGTCTTATCTCCAGGTATCGGACCAAAATCTACTGATCCTAACTTTTTATTGCTGTTTGTTAGCACAGCCAAAACTATTAGACTTTCCCTGCTTGCCTGTCTAACTAGCTCGCTGTCATCAGCTACTGACTCTATCAGGTCTTCTAGGTATTCATCTCCAAACCTTCTAGCAAGTATGCAGCCAGCTGACTTAACTCTGAAGTCAGCTGACTTCATAGCTAGCTCTACCATAGGCTTAGAGTCGGATTTTGATATAGATGCTACCTGCATCTGCATGTATCTTATGTCAACCACTGTCAACTTTTTATCAGCCCAACTGGCTGATGACGCTGAGCTGCCTCAGCCTGCACTGCTTTGTTTTGCAGATACAAACAATACAACTACGCTAGCTAGTATCAGTCTAGTCAACATAACAATACCCTCCAATGAATCAGGCGGCCTTAAAGGGCCGCCTGATTTTAGTTAATGGTTTTACTTTTACTTTAGGTCTACGTTTAGTTTTTACTTTTGGCACTACCATCCTCCCATAGCTCGTCATTAAACAGCTCGTCTCCTGTAGCTGCGTATTTATTAAGCTGTAGCTCTGTTAGTTCTTTGCCAACTAAGCAGCTTCCTACATAATCCAATCCTTCTTCTTTTTCTTTGGTTTTGTATATAAAGCACTCTACCCAGTACTTAGGGTCAGGAACTTTCATTCCAAGCCTTTTGAGCTCGTCACTTACCTTTGCTCCGCAGTTTCTGAAGCTAACTATTTTCATAAACCATTTTAGTTTAGAAGATTCTACTAGAACTAACTTATGGTAAGTTCCAGTTGGAATGCTTTTTAATATTCTTCCAAGCATCATGTTTGGAATGGTTGTCTCTACTTCGTACTTGGCTTCTTTAAAAGCTTCGTCAGTGGAGACGTCTCCATCTCCTGAATACTCTAGAACGTTATCGTATTCGTCAGCGGCTGAATCTACCGACTTGTATATTGGGCTATTGAACGCCTCTAGCATACCTAGCGCTTCTTCCTTTGATGTAGGAGCGCCATCTTCTGCAGCTGCAACTTCGCCATTATCTAACCTGTGAATAGCTAGCGTGTTTCCCACGTCGCCAGGTCTACCACCTCTATCTGATTCATAGTACTCTACTACCACGTACTTTAGTTCGCTCATTAGATCTCCTTGGTTAGTTTTAAACATCATCTCTACAACCAGCGTTGTAGCTGTTATCGTCGTCATTCAATCCAAAGCTTTCAAGGTGTTCAAGGTCGTATAAGTCCCTTTCATACGAGCTAGGCTTACGCTTTTTACGTATTTTACCTTTAGGAGCATCAGGCGCAGTCCTTGGTCTGCTACTTCTTTTATACTCGTGCATTGTTAGAGACTCATTCTTGTAATGCTCCTTAGACTTATCACATACATCTGTATGAAAGGATACGCCATCCTTGTTGTATACTCTTCCATTAGATATTTTGAAAAGAGTATCGGCTCCGCAGAACTTACACTTAGTCTCTTCCATGTTTATTCCCTTTCTTTAATATCATTCCTTTGTTTCAATATCTCTTTACTTAAGTCTTGTCTATCTAGTTCGTTTTTAATTATTTCAGACTTTGTTTTATCTAATATTTTTTTAATGTCTGCGTATTTTGGGTCATGAATCATTCTAAGAAAGCTTTGATAATCTGGGCACTCTATTGCTTTTCTATCTTTCTTTATGATCTCCATTATCATGTCTAGAACTTTTAAACTGTCTGAAGCAGCCTTAGCCACTATTTCATCTTTGTAAGGGTCTTCCATGTAACTCTCCTATTGTTTACAAGAACCAATCAGGTTTACTGCGTTTTTTCCAAGAAGCCAAGTGGCTTTTACCTTTAACGTAGTACAGTCTGTAAGCTGCAATAGCGCATTCACCTTTGTATTCTATTGGCATAGCTTGAGCAAAGCTAGTTAACGAACCTGAAGGTATGCTACTATGTTTCTCATAGCAGCTAAGTATTACTTTCTCTGAAGCATGTTCTCTTCCGTATCTATAAGTGTATTCAGAGCATAACTCTATACCCAGTCTGCACAGCCACTCAAAGTTATCCCTAGTAGCTGCAGCCCACAGCGTGCATGGGTGCTTAACGTGAGCCGGCTTGTATGCTACGTCATTGCAGCCATTTAGGATTAAAGCCGTGCATAGCATTTGGGCCGACTCTAACGGCATCTTTACAACATGCCTGTCTACGTGCCATTCAGCCGCTTCCCTGACGTTTTCTGAAAGCACGAAGATGTTCATGCTTACCTCCCTGTTACAATAATTTATCTATGTAGTTTACAGCTTCTTCTTTAATCTTATCCATAGTTGTAACGCCTTTAATAAGGTCATCTTCAAATGCTCGTTCATACCCATCGGATCTAGTCCAACCGACACAAACAATACGATTCTTTTTTAATCCATCTAGTTGATATAATTGAACGGCACGGCCTGCTCCATAAACACCTATATTCATTTCTTTTAAAATAAAAGTGTGACCTTTGCGTTCAAACTTTGTTTCAAAAGACGAAAGCTTTGTGTATATGGGTTTTTCTTGTTTATCAGCTTTTAGTATGCGTGTCATTGCTTCTCTACCTTTATGTTTAGTTGTTTCCCAATTTCAAGAACTTTTTGAAACATATCAGCTTGTGCTTCTTCTCCATAAGAGTCGGTTGGCATTGAGTCTATTAATATTAACTTGTCTCCTTGTTTTACAAAGGTTTGACCAGTCATAGGAATTACCCAAGAGCCACCTTCCTTTAGCATAGCTATGACGTTACGAGTCCACTCTATATCTGAAGGCCTAGGGTTCCATGTCATAAACAGTCACCCCCTATAAATCCCCATAAACGAGCTGCTACAGATAGAACTTCTATGGTTTTATCAACTACATAGTGCGTCCTATCATCTGGGCATTCGTGTATTATTCTAAATGTAAACTTGTATGTGTTTAGTGCTATGCACTCTAGTTTTACAGCTTCTAACTCAAGGTTTAATTCACCAGTATTAGGTATGCCTGTATGACGGCATGCGCCCTTCAAGAACAGGGTGAGCAGCTTTTCGAACGGCATGTTGTTAAGAGTAGCGTCTAAATAAGACAATACCTTAGCAGGAACTTCTATGCTTTTACTCATCATCATCTTCCTTTATAGGTTTAAAGTTTCCAACTTTATTAATATGCTTATCTAGGCATTTTGCGCAGAGCCTGTCTGCGTAAGATGCTAGGTGGTGGTATTTCTTAACAATTTTATTGCACTTGGGACATTTACATTTTATAGTTTTCAATTTTAATCTCCTATAGTGCGTAAAAAGAGTTAGTAACAAGATCTTTAGATACTTTACAAATAAGGCTAGATCGCTCATTATCGTCAAGTTCTGCGGCTGTGCACGCTGCATCAACTTTACACTTTATAATATTACAAGCTTTCTCAAACGGCTCTAAAATGTCATTCTTGCGGGACCTCGCTGATTTACCATGCGATCCCTCCATCGCAGATACAACTTGTAAAACTAACCCAAGATGCCGCCTGTCGAGGTCGTTGACCGCTAGGATTAGCATTTGTTTTGCTTGAAGACTTTCGCTTAATGCGCTATCCCCAAATGCTTTTAGTTTTGATGAAAGACTCTTAGATATTCTAAATATAACATGAGTGCTTGCTGACATTTTGTTGTTCCTTTATCTAAATGTTTGGGGTGCCCGTAGACCCTATCTACGGGCTGCCCTTATCTCACCAAGGGCTTATCCCCAAACTAACGTGAAGGGCTCGGTAACCCCTTCACGTTATTCCTTATCGCCTGGCCTCAACCAAGCTAATCTTTGAGATCCATTTACCATGGCTCTCATATCTTTAACGTCAGGGTGCTTCATAACTTCTGTAGTCTTATAAGCTACAGAGATAGAGAAGTCTGTAATCTCTATTGGATCGTTACCGAATGGAAGTCGTTTGTTACACATGGATACCATGTGTACTAGTGCTCCCATAAGCTCGTCATAGTCGAATTTATTATAGATGTACTTACCGTCTTTTTTTGTTTTAATTTTATTAGCGTCTATATGTAACTCTTTTCTAACTATTTTTCCGTTTTTGTTACCTTCTATTTCTACTATGTCTCTGCCAAATTTTAGGTAAAGTGGGTTACCTGAGATTGGCACTTTTATTTTCTTAACTGCCTTAACTTTGTTTTTAGCTTTTACCTTAACTGATTTGCTTTTCATGTTACGTTCCTTTTTGTTATTCTTTAACTTTTTCTTTGAACTCTCTCTCAGCCTGCTCAGACACTACACTACGGATGTAGTCTCCCCACCGAACTCCTTTGTTGGCAGCAGCGAAAACAATCTTTGCATACTGATCATGTGAAAACATAATCTTTACTAGTTTTTTATCATCTGAACTCATTTTTATTCTCCTTTTAATTTAATTAATGTTACTGTACTGTTACTTTGCTCTAACTGCATGGTTTGTATTATCTTCTATTATTTGTATTCCCCGCTCCTTAGCGAGTTTGTCTATGCCTGCTCTATTAGCTGCTTTAGCTGCAGCTGTATCTTTTTTATTTGTTTTTATTGTTAACTTTACTAAATCTTTTGGCATTATAAACATTAGGACTTTCCTTTCTTATTCTCTAGATCTGATGTACCTATCTGTTTCTACTTGTATCGCTTCGTGCACTTTATTAAAATCTGCGACCCTAACATCGTCAAAATGTCCTTTTAAAAATGAACCCATATGATTAGCGCATTCTTCGAAAGTATTAATGTTTTTATTGGCTTTTGCCATATAGTATATGGCTCCATAGCACCTTATGTCTATGAAGTTTAAGCTTAGAGCTAGTATGTTCTTAGCTACTTGGTTTACAGATATATCCCACTTCTTAGCTATTATTTCTAATTCTACTAACATTGTTGAAGCAGGTTTAAATTGTACATGCCCAGTTGTCTTCATTTTCAACCTTTCTTATTATTCTGAGAGGTCTACTGTAAACGACAATTTACTTGCTGGTTCGTTAGCTTTTGCGATAGTGATTAAGCGATCTTGTGCTTCGCTAATTCCCATAAATTGTAGTTCAAAGTCTTTGACGTCATCTCCGTGCTCTTTGCACGCTGAGCGTACAATACTGAAAATAAGTCCGCACCTTTGGTCTTCGCTGTGCACTTTAACGCCCCCACTTTCAAACATTTTAATAGTATCTTGAATTCGTTTACAGCACCCTTCAAAGAAGTCGGCGGATTTAAGACTGGGGACTATTCCATAAGATCGTATTAAGCTTTCTGTCATCTTTGAAATAAAACTTAAATATCTACAATCCATGTCATACATTGACAATATTGCTAATCTTTTAGCAACTAAAGATTCAGAAATTCCTAATTTATCAGCAAGATTTTCGAGCGCTTTATTAGTCGTTATGCTAGTTCGATAATTCATCTGCTTCCGTAGTGTAGCCATAAATATTTCTCCTTCTAAATACCTGTAGATACGAAAAAAGCCGTGACTCAACGAGAGCCACGGCGCATGTCCTGATTGTTACCCACCTAAGATTTCAATCAGGGCTTATCAATGGACTTGCAACGAGAACACATTATGCGGTCTGGCACGTCCTTTAGTTTGACTACACTTGTATCATTCACAAAGGAATGCTTACAAGACGGTATGACTAGGTATTTGTTAAACTTGAGTAGTTCAACACCGACTATTTTGACACTTTTCAAGCCTCACTTCCTTACCGGACTAGGCTTGCAAGGTCGTAGGCTTTTACAAGCCTGTCCGGTATCTTGAATTTTCTTTCATACAACTCTCGTACCCTTTCACAGAAGTCATCATCATCAAATTTGCTTAGGGGCATAGCCCTAGGGTTGACCTTAAATATCTTAGAAGCCATTCTTCTACTACTTAGTAGTATAATCCTTCTGGCTTTACATTGCCTGCTTTTTTTCATATTAAACTTTGCCTTTCATAGCTTCTAGTTGGGCTTCTGAGTTATTTAGTTCTTTCTTAAGCTTAGTTATTTGCAAAGCTAAATCGCTAGCAAGTTTATCCATACCTGCTAATATGCCGGCCATAACATCTGACTGATGTCTCACTAGCTTTGCTGTTTGTATCATCAAGCTATAAAGCTCATCAGGCCTATTTACTGACCCTCGTCTTCCTATCATTATTCCGTAAGGAAATAGTTCCTGCCCTACTGACCAGTCTATTACTAAAGCTACAGATCTAACTTCAGGAATGTTTTCAAGCACTTCATTTATAACTTCAGTAAACCTATCAGTAGCTTCTTCGTGTCTAAGCTTTACTGTTTTTACTGCTTCCGACTGTTTAATCATTATCTCTTCGCTCATTGCGTCTCCTAAGTTCTAGTTCTATTTCGTGCTCAATAGCTCTACTTGCCAACCACACAGGCAGTAACAGTATAAGGCTGAGACCATTAAAGCAACATAAAACTGTAATCCAAAATGATACGTGGTATCCAAGGCAAAATCGGCAAGATAAAAGTTCTCCTGCTAATGATGTGTATGCTGATTTAGATTCTCTCCACGCTTCAGCGTGAGCTCTAGCTGTAGAGAATATAGTGCCATCAAACCAAGCGTCTAAAGTTCCTTTGCTTGCTAATGCAATTATTAAAGTTGTTAGAATGGCTTCTATCAATTTAGCCTCCTTGCTATATAGAGTAATTATCAATCCTAGCGTACCCAAATAAGTGAGACATATTATCTATTTCTTCTACTACTTCTGGCCACTTTTTAAAGTCGAGTCTATTTAATTTTGCATGTCTTCTTGAATTTACTTTTGTAGGTTTAGGAAGTTTGCTTATTCCTAGCGAGCTTGTAAGAAGGTAGTAACCTTCGCTACTGCTTGACCTAAGGTCTTCAACCCTATAAAACTTGTCAGTTAGCTGCATACACAGCTTGTTCCAATTTATCCAAAACATAGCTGCCCTTAGAGCGCTATTTTTTATTTCTAATAAACCAGCTGATTCTTTTGACACAGCTTTCCATAAAGACCTTTTGTGTGTGGTTAGGCTAGATATAGCCGACCAAGGTTCTCTAACTTGATGAAGTACCGTAGGGTTTAGAGGCTGCCATATGTCCTTCAGCCTACTCATTACCATAGGCCAGCCTATTCCTCCGTCTTCCTGTAAGACTTCATGACCTATCTTGAATCCAGCGGCTTTTAGCTGTGAGTGTACAGCTGACGTTCCACTTCTTCCACATCCTACTATTACAAGCTTCATGCTTGGACTTCCTTGACTAGTAAAATAACAGACCGATCCTTTATTACCAGAATCGGTCTGTCCTCCTTAATACCTGTTCTTAGATCTCCTCTTACGATGATAGCCGCTACCGTTATATCGACTTTTTGTTAGTCTTATATAGGAGCTGTCAAGGTGACGAGTAAACTTACCTGGCGCCCAGAAAGGTTTACCCTCATTGATATTACTATCGGTTCGTAAAAATATGTAACAAAGAACAAAGCTAAAACAAATAGGTATAATTGACTTAAGAGCTGCTGCAGCCACTAGGCCACCTGCGATAACCCAAAAGCTTATTGTTACCTTATCGTCCTCAGGAGTGTACAATCTATAGCTCATTATTATTATAGAGTTCCATAGGGCCATTCACGTGATATACCTCTATCAGGAGGCGGCGACCCTTCATTAGGTCGATTGTGCTCTATATCGTAAGGAGGCTTAAGTGGATAATTCATGGAAGCTAAGTTTCCAAGCGCCAGTCTACTAGCTGGCAGCCTTTGGGTTGAAATCAATCCTGAACGCTCTAGAAACCTCTTAGGTGAACGGTTTGCCATTGAAACTTTACCTCTTTTTTTAAAGTAAGTGTATGTACCTAACGGGCTCACAAGGCTAGAATCCAGCGAAGGCTAAGACCATCAATAGAGCTATAAGACAGGCTAGGCCTATCGGCTCCATTGAATCAGCCATGCTGTATCCGTCAGAACCATACTCGTCCTCTACCCTCTCAGAGATTCTGTATAACATGATTAGTACTCCAAACCCAACAGATAAAGCCTCTAAAAGCCAAAAGAGCTTAGACGAAGTAGTAGCCAGAATAAAACAGGGGGCTATTCCTAACCTATCCTGTATTCTACCAGCAATACTCAATCTCGATGGTAAACCCTACAGCTTAGAAAAGCACTATCAATTTGAGTCGCTCTTCAATGTTTATATGCCTAGGCGCACCATATTGAAGACTGGGCGTCAGGTTGGTAAAAGCACGGTTATCTCGGCGCATGGAGTTATAACTTGTGCCACTATACCTTACTTTAGAAACCTTTATATTACTCCTTTGTTTGAACAGGTGCGCCGCCTGTCCAGTAACTACGTTCGCCCTTTTATAGAGCAGTCTCCGGTTAAATCAGTATTGATAGGCCCAGAGACAGAGAACAGTGTTTTGCAGCGAAGCTTTCGCAACAACAGCATGATGCAGTTCTCATTTGCCTTACTCGACGCCGACCGAGTGCGTGGTATTCGGGCTGATCAAGTGGTTATTGACGAAGTACAGGATATGGACGGTGACCATATACCTGTTATCCGTGAAACCATGTCAGCTAGCGAATGGGGAACCATGAAGATAGCTGGAACCCCTAAGACACTTGATAATACCATTGAAAGGGAATGGCTATCATCTTCACAGGCTGAGTGGTGTATAACCTGTAGCGCCTGCAAGTATCTAAATGTTTCGTCTGTTAATCATGACCTTATTGCCATGATTGGCCCGGTTAGGGCTGATATATGCGAAGAACGACCCGGCACAGTTTGCGCTAAGTGCTTCGCTATTATCCATCCCAGAAATGGAAGATGGATTCACAAACATCCTGAAAGAAGGTTAAACTATGCTGGCTATCATATTCCGCAACCAATTATGCATATTCACTACTCACGACCTGATAAGTGGGCTGAGTTGAATGCAAAGAGAGAAGGGATGGGAAACTATACGCATGAGAAATTCTTAAACGAAGTATTAGGTGAAAGCTCTGGAGCAGGTTTACAGCTTGTGTCCATGCTTGAACTGCAAGCAGCTTCAAATCCAGATCTTAAAAATAATCCTAGAGATCCATCTGCCAACTGTAAGGAAGAACTACTAAGAAAGTACGCACATCGAGTTCTCGCGGTTGACTGGGGAGGTGGCGGTGAGAAAGGCGTAAGCTTGACCGTGCTTGCTGTAATGGGAATTACGGCTACAGGTTTAATAGAGGTAATATGGGCAAAGAGGTTACTTACGCCTCATGACCATATGGCTGAAGCTGCAGAGTGTCTAAAGATTTACAGAATGTACAAATGCGAGTTTATAACTCATGACTTCTCAGGAGCAGGTGTAGTCAGAGAGACAGTGCTTGTTCAGTCAGGAATATCTCCATCTAGCTTGCTTCCAGTGCAGTACGTTAGGGCTGCTAGCAAAGGTATGTTTACCTATGTTCCAGCCGCTCCAGCTCATCCTAGGCCTCACTACAGAGCTGATAAGACTAGAAGCCTGCTTACTACATGTTCTGCAATTAGAACCAAGAAGATACGATTCTTTGCCTACGATTATATTAGCTCTGAAGATCCTGGACTTATTCAAGACTTCCTAGCCTTAATTGAGAACAAGACTACTACAGCTGCTGGATCTGACATATACACTATTCAGAGAAACCCAGCCATGTCTGATGACTTTGCTCAGTCAGTAAACATTGGAGCTTTGTGCTTATGGCACATGACAGGAAGATGGCCTGACTTCAAGACAGACAAGTACTCTATAACTAGAGAGCAGTCTATGGAGTCTGGAATGTCCGGTTGGAACACTTAAAGCTTGGTAGACCACTCATCCCAATTAATTGGGTCTATTACCCAGCAAGGTATTCTTGTGTCTGGATTGTTAGCGTAGTCTAGTATCGTCTTAGTAGCCAGTAGCGATTGTGCCAGTCTACTGGGCTCTAGCAGCGGTATGTTGTGAGCTTTACATGCGTTAAAGAGCTCTCTGCATTCCATCCATATATATTCACCAAACTTGACTACTCTTGTTGACTTACGCTTACAAGACTTTTCAAAGTAACCCATATTGATGAACTTACCACATAGAGCAGTGAACGAGTTGGTTATAGACTTGTTCAGGCTGTTTGATAAGTCTGAGTCTATCATGGTAGCTCCCATGATTAAGCCGTGAGTGGCTATCTTGTTTGCGTTGCACCAGTCTTCCAATGCATTAACTGTTTTGTGGATCAGATCGAATCCGGCTGTTTTATAACCGCACTTAGCCATCCAAGATAGAAAGTTTAGAGATAATTTGTTTAGTGCTGACTCTGTGTCTCTTGTTATCTCTACAGCACTTGGCCTAAGGTATACCCATCTAGATATGGTTCTACAGCCAAGAAGCGCCATGTAGTCCATTGAAATTATGCAGTTTCTAGCCCCTGTAGCCTTTTCTACTCCAAGCCTTTGAATAGGCGCGTCAGGCTTATCTGGAGCTATCACTACAGGTAATGTGCTTTTGGTTTCGTCGGCTAGGGTCGTAGATATGACTGACTTGGTAAATACAGGGCCTGTAAGTTTATTCGTATAGCACCCCAGTTTATTTCCAATAAATTTAATATCTTCAAAAGATTCTGGGTCTACCCCTATACCTACTGTGCCTAGTCCTATCTTGCTAGCTATTGCGTTAGCCATGCAAGGTATTATTACAGCCCACACCAATGCCGATTTCTCATCTGACAGAGCTCCTTTTTCAAAGGCTGTCATAGGCTCGTTAATAAAGCATTCAGTTCCGTTAAGCTTCCTATAGGTGTTTATGTCTGTTATCTCGCCTTTTGAGCCTATTTCGAACTTGTAGAAGCTATACTCTATGTCTTGCTTCTCTGCTGCTATAGCTGTAAGTACTTCTCTATCAGGAGGCTTAGACATCAGAGCTATCTTTGCTGCTACTTTAGAGTATCTGTTGTTACACACAGGTAGCTGCATATCGTTTTTAATACAGAATGCTTTAAGCCACTTTGAAAAGTTTTGATCTATAGCTGTCATGTTAGCTTTAAACGGAGCTTCTACTCCTCCACACTTTACCCTTCCTGTGTAGTAGTTCTTAGATCCCTCTATGGCTATCTTGTCTATTTTAAGAATAGCATCGCACATTAGCTTTTCTTTGCAGTAGATTCCGTCTGGTCTTTCTTCGTAGCTAACTCCATCGTAGGTTACTCTTGCCCAGCCTACGTCCAGTGGAGACGTCTCCACTTTCTTCTTAACAACACCAGAGGCATGGACCTTAGCTATCCACTTTGAAGGACCCATCCATCCAGCTTCCCAAGACCCTGGGTTTTGAGATACTCTTATAACCGAGCTAAAGGCTGATAGTGTTTCAGCTTTTTCACCTACTACTGTAATAACTTTGTTTTCAGAACTTAGCACTCTCCATGCATCCGACAGTCTTGATTCGTCTTCAGGTATGGCTAGTATTGGTGGAAAGCTGTTGTGCCTATCTACGTAGTCTAAGGCAAGCCTTACAGTATCTATCATGTCTCCGCTCACAACTAAGTTATCATGGCTTGACCTTAAGGCTTCCTCTAGGAACAGCATTCCGCATTCATTGTCGTGAGGACCCCATAGTTTATAGGACATGTGCCTACACACTACTCTTAGATCTGGGCTGGCAAGGTTTCCTATAATTACAAGCGTCTTTATTCTTCCTGGCATGTCAAAGGCTGGTATTACACATACTTCGTCCCATCCTTCTCCTGTAAATGTTCGGTTGTTTCCTAGGTTTACGTGGTCATGCCCGTTGTTTGACATAGTAAGTGCTTTATCTACGTCTAACTTATTGCAAAATCCTACAAGAGTGCTTCCTAGCGCTTCCCAGTTATGCCCTATTTTTAGACCCATCTTAGCAGCTATAACCCTGTGGTCTGGTAGCATATTCTTGCTGTTTTCTTTACACTTCTCCCATAACTCAAGCACTTTGACTCTCATGCCTATTGTTCGTATTAGGTAGTCTTGAACCTTTTTACCGTAATTTGCTGGTGAGTCGTCTATATCCCCGCTAGCCACTAACGCTGCAATAGCTTCGCTTACAGTTATTTTAAGCTTTCCAGCCATAAGCTCTATCATGTCTCCAGACTTGCGGCATGACTTACAGTAAAACCATTGTCCTGTTGTGGAGTAATCGTCATATATGGTAAGATTGCTTGGGCAGAAAGCGCACGGTATTTCAATTGGTAGCGCGCTGCTACTGGGTTTGATGTTTAGAATAGACATCACCTTGTTCCAACTAACACCGGCATGGAAGTTTAAACTAATCGGAGTATTTGCCATGATCTTAGACCAATCTAATGATGGAGCTGGAGTAGGGTTGCATAGTATGACCAAGCTTTACGAAGTTCCTGAGTTTGTTAAGTCAGCTTCTACGTCGGACATTACAGGACAAGGAGGCAACCTAGCTCCTAACGTTTATGGCGACACTAGGACTTTAAAGTTCCCATGCCACAGCTCACCTGCAACGTACGTTTCAATGTCTTACTTTTTAGACCAAGAACAGTCTCTTGGCAAGGTGGCTTCTGTAATCAAGTCACGAATACTTAAAGCTGCTGACTACTTTGGAATCCGAGCAGACGTCGATAGCCTTGTAGAAAAGCACGCAGCTCTCAGGACACATTCTGAGAACGACCTGTCTGACTCTGACTTCGCTATGGTAGTTAACTTTGAAGACGGTAACAAGTCTAGAAGCTACCCTTTGCGTAACTCTGGCGAAGTTAAAGCTGCAGCTGATTGGATTGAAAAGTTTGCTGGAGACATAAACTTCCATGATAGAAAGATTATATCTAGCAAGATATTAGACAAAGCTTCCGAGTATGGAGTCAAGTTGGACAACGATGATACGTTGAATAAGTTAGCAGCCAATGGCTTAGTGTCTAGGACTAAAGCCGCCAGCATGCTATTTGACAGAGCTAAGGCTCTTAAGACATTAAAGAAAGACTCAGACATACAGACTATGCTAGCAAAGACAGCTCAGCACGTATTAGAGTCTACTGATGCTGATTTAGATAAAGCAGCTTCAATTATAGAATCTGTAGATAAAGAGTATAAGCTTAAGTCTCTAGGTTCTTATTCTGACCTTTATTCTTTGTCTATTAAGAAAGCTTCAGAAACTTTAGACAGCCATGTTCAGCTTACTAACGGATCTGTATATAAAAAGGCCGCACTTGAATCTATAGCTCTAGATGAGTTAAGGAGCGTTTTCGGTGAAGAATTCACTGATAGGGTTTCAAGCGGCGGCCTCTTGGTGGACTCTGAGAAACTAGCAGAAGAGCTTACAACACTTCCTAGGAAGGATGCAGGCTTATTTGATAAGCTTGTAGACAGCCTTGGTGTAAAGACTGCCTACAAGAAAGCATCTTTCGATGCTATAAGAGTTGAAGACTTTATTCGGTAGAATCAGCAAGCTGATTCAAGAACCTAGATAGATAGCCTATACTGGACTTAACATCACTGATGATGATGTTATTACCAGGGCCATACATCTTGTCTCCAAGTGCAGCAGGATAAGCGTTAGCTACTCCGATTGCGTATGTCTCAACGCCAAATCTAGCTCTGGCGTCTTTCCTACACATATTAACATGCTCATGAGCAGAGTCGCCTCCGTAATTAGATCCGTTAGGTTGACCGTCAGAGATGACGATCATAACCTTACGTTTGTAATCAGGTCTTGATTCCTGCAAGTGCTTAGCTGCGTGCCACACAGAATAACCATCAAGGTTATTACCATGACCACACATCTTTAGGATGTTGTCAAGCGGTACGCTAGCATCTAGCTCATCGTATATAAGACGCATGTTCATCTCGTCAGAAGAACATACGCCCATATTATGCGCTTCACGAGATGACTCTTGAGCGCTGAAGCCTACTACAGTTAGGTCTACGTCTTTGATACCTTTACACAGCTTGGCAAGAATATAGGCAACCTCTGCGGCTTCCCTTATCCTTGACGAGTTGTTTCCGGTCTCGTTCTTCATAGAACCAGATTGATCTACAAGAAGGCAGATAGCTGTCTTATCTGAGTCACAGTGACTTCTACGGTAAAACACTGTGTCTAAGTCCATACCTATTTTGTATAGGCTGTTTGAGTGCAGCCTACCTGAGTTGTATCCAAATATCTTTTTGGATGCCTCTTTAGATTTGAAGCTAAACGAATCTCTAAGCCTTTCTGTAAATGCTTCTATCATTTGAATCCTAGCAGCGTCAAAGTATTTGGCGTTCTCGTTCTTGCTATCAGGAGGAACCCACACAGCCTTGATTGACAGACCTCCACCTCCGATACCACAAACTATTGGAACCCCTGGAGGAGAGATAGTGTCTTTCAACTCTGACGTTTTATCACCAGATATTGCATCTATTGAAGAAGCGTCAAAACAACTAGAGTTGCCTACTTTAGCAAGGCCGAATAGGCTCTCGTCTATTCCTGAGAACTTATCAGCACCTTTCTTTGGCAGAACAGGAGCTGGCTTTGAGCTTTCTTCTATTAAGCCTTCTTTGCTTAGTATGTTGACCATCTCTTCAGATGGGTCAGTCTCCTCTTGTTCTTCAGGAGCTACGTCGTATAGCTTTCTAAAGAGCTTAACTACCTCCTCTGCTAGGTACCACCTATCCTTAGGAGTTCTTACACTAGCTAGCCCTTCAGCTATAGCCATCTTACCTTCGTTGTAGCAACTTGGGATTTTGATGGGATCATGGCTGTGATACAAGTTCCACGCTAGACCTTTGACAAACGCTTTACTAGACGTTTTGCTTTCAGGTCCAGAACCATCGTGGTTCTTTAGCAGTTGCTTAATAACCTTTGAAGTTACTACGCTACTTGCTATTGAGTAGTTATCAAAGTATGGCTTGAAACCTCTCCAATCGTTGATAACATCTCCCCTAGCTATGGCAAACTCAATAGCCGACCATACGGATTTGACGTCCATATCATCGCTTCTAATAAACTCTTGGTAGGTGTCGTTGTCTATCTGCCTTTTGAGCTGCGCTGCCATCATAACTTGGCCGCACAAACTGTCTACAACGTCATCTTCTGTAACGCCACCGTCTGCCTTGACCAAGTCGTCAGGGCTGATGTAAATGGTGTTGTCACTGATTGTATTAACGTCAGTGCCGTCACTAAACTTAACTGAGAGCTTTCTCTCGTTCTCGTCACCTGAGTTCAGAATGACGTTAGCCGAACGACCTATAGCGCGTAAACCATCCTCGCATACCTTTTTAGCTTTATCCTGAGGGCTCTGAACTAGAGCCGTCGACGTATAACTTGTGTATGAATTGTAGTCATACCCACCATACAAATCGTCATTCCACGACTTCCAGTAGCTTTTTCTACCATAGTCAGCTCTGTATGCTGGATCATTGAACCATTCTTTGAATCCCATAATAATACCTCCAAGGACGGCGATATAAACCGCCGTCCTGCCTTAATTAAAACCCTAGAAGCTTGACACAAGATCGCTAGCGGTAGCGGCCTTAGCCGTATCACCATCGATTGATCCAAACTTACCTTTCAGCATTTCTAGAACCTGAGCCCTCTCAGAGTCTGCACCTGTACCTGCGCTGAAGTGATTGATAAGAGAAAAGCGAAGAGTCTTAACACCCCCACGCGTGAACTTACGAGCTGCGTTTAACAGCTCACGCGTGGAAACTGTGTGAGTGAACACGCTATCTATACCTTTTGCCTTACGGCGGATAGTATCGGCAATGTCCACTAGTTTAGTGGCGTTATCCACACTGATGTTAGTTCTCTTAACTAGCAGCTCGATCTCGTCTACCTTTGACAGGTAAGTGAGCTCTACAACATCGCTGAAGCGAGCACGTAGCGCTCTGTCTAACTTGATTGTACCGGTGTAAGCGGCACCCTCGTTCATAGTTGCGAACCAAACCAAGCCACCGCCGTCCCTAAGTATTGGTGATGGTTTGCGGTCCTGAATAAAGGTAGACCGATTGGTATCGAGCAACGGTAACAACACGTTCAGCACCTCGGGTGCCGCCCTGTTGATCTCGTCTAACAATATGACGTGGTTACCGGCAGATACAACCCTATCGAATGGAGATTCTTGCCAAGACATATTACCGCCTTTGAGGTCGAAGTGTCCGAACCACTGCTGCGCCTCCGTTACGTTAGCACAATCCATTTTTAGTAATGGTAGCTTATGCATAGCAGCGAACTGCTTTGCAAACTCGGTCTTACCGCAGCCGGTTGGACCTACCAAAATAACGTTTTGGCTCTCAGACTTACGCTCCTCTTGGAGCACCTCAAACAATTCTTTTGTATCCTTTGGCATGACATACGTCGAGTCCAGTTCCGGCACGAATGTACCAGTTCTATAGCTGAAACTTGTTTCTTCTGACCTCATATCTACTGAACTCCTTAAACCATTGAAACCCATTTCGTCCACATTTTTACCAGCTTGCTTTGGTTGATTAATCACAATAATTCTCCTCATCGAATTGGCCAAACAGATCAACATAGTCTTCCTCTACCACATCTATGGCAAAGGATGGAAGGCACGCTAACGTAGCGGCCTCCTTTTTTGATAGTAAACTCTTATCAATATAAGGCTCCATCAATAGCCGAAAGTACCTATCTACAACTTTCTTGTTGATAGTACTGCAAGGTATAGCTTTAGTCATATCCCAGCTAACTGAACCTAGTAACTTAGCTGGTATACTTTTTATACTTTTTAATTGTAGGGCACTTAACGTCTTTATGAACCTATTCTTTATAGCCTTATTATTGAATTGAAGTACTTGCTCCGTGCTTAACATAGCACCTCCTTTTAATACTTTCTAAAATCATAGTAAAGTAGAGGGTCTAATTGCCTAGAACAAGATACTATCTTGCCGTTTTTATTCTTAAGAACTGCCGACTCATTAGTCTGCATTTCTATAGTGAACCTTTTCTTTAGCTCCTCTAAGCTAAGTACGTTTTTTATTCCGTACTTAGCTTCAAGGTATTCTCTAGGGGCACCCATTTTGGATCCTCCTAGTTCTCAGAGAATTTTATACGATTTACTGGCTTCACTTTGTGAGCAGTCAAAGGCTTATCTTCTTTATCATTATTAAGATTAAATCCTTGTTTCTTAGCAGTCTTCTCTATTAACCTTTTGACCCACCTATCGTGAGCCGACTTGCTTCTGAACGAAGCTTTAGGTTCTTCTTCTATTCTTCCTTTCTTTGACACCCTGAAGTAATTTACTTCGTATATCTCTCCGTGAATGAAAAGGGTGCACGCAACTAAGTTGGCAATTTCCAACTTACGTATTTCCACAGCTGAAGCTGATGAATCAACTCCCTTCTTTACGAAATTATCCATATCACTAATTTGGGGATTTTCGTCATCAAGCTGTATGCATGTAGTTTTGACAGTAGCTACGTCGTTTTCACACGTAAATTCTACCAATACTGAATCAGGCCTTCCGCCTTTTCTTTTGCTAAGTCCCATGTATTCAGGGAATACTTGAGACCTGAAGAATGCTCTAGTCCAAATTCTCAAGCTTTTTCTTTTTGAGAATATTGAATCTATAGAGGTATCTACTTCTTTTCCGTTTACAATGGAAGTTATATCTTCATTTGACACAGTGATTACTTTTACACAGGTTTTAATTTCTTTTTTATTACTATCTGCCTTAGCCTTATCTGCTTTAAGAAACCCTGAAAATATCTCTTCCGGTGCTATTTTGTACTTCTTGATATCTTCCTTCATTGACTCCATCTTAGCGTATATGTCGCTCTCAGAATTATGGAGCATTACTATAAGTTCTGGCGTAGAAACGCCCTTCTTTCTTAAATCTTTTACAGCGTCATCTATTATAGCTATCAGTTTAGCCACTACTTCTTCACGTTCATAATCGTTATCCATTTTTATCTCCTTCATAACTGTTAGGACCTGACAACGCAAACACTAGATCAGAAACATACATCCACATTTCTTGAAGATACTGAGCGTACCTTTCAGAGTTGATGTGTGGCCATTCAACCTTTGTAGCTCGCACCTCACCGCACTTACTGGTTGATATCTGAAACGAGTAGTCATAGCACTTAGCCTCTACGTCTACTTTAAGCTTAGGCGCTATTTTGGATGTTGTATTCTCTATGGTTTTATAGATACTGTCTTTTAACGGAATTAAAGGACTCAAAAGAATTATGTAGCTTAAGATACCGTTTAATGGATCGTAAGACCCAAATATGCTAAAGCTTATCGCTCTATGCCCTACTACAGGGTGCACCGTAATGCCGCCTAAGTTGACTTCTCCTTGAAAACCTTTCCCTGTCATTTCAAACAGATCTAGACTTATAGCTCTATGAACTTTTGTTTGCAAAGGGTGCAAAGCATCTGCAGTCTCTTTTGCCCACCTGACAAACTTAGGTATCAGCCTGTCTTTTGCAAACCCTACCCTTACTTCTATAAGTGCGTTTTCTTCAGCGTCTTCACCGCGCTTGCGCACAGCTTCAGCTATAGCTTCTGCTACGTTGCTCATTTTTTCTCCTTTACTTAGGTGTAAAAATACAAAGCTACATCACCGTCTGGCGACTCTATGTCTAATGTATTTCTTATAGCGACGTGTCTATCAAACTACGTTGGTTACCAAGTAGTTGTTTATGTCGAACGAAGTGTCTTTAAACGGCTTCAGTTCTCTTTCTCCAGCCTTACTACTACCTACTAATCTAACCGCTGGAAGGTTATCTGGATGAAAGTAGCCTATAGAATAGGCTCTGTTCATTTTGTATATGTTAGTGTTAATAAAGTTAATTACTGAATACATGGATCCAGAGTTGTGACCTCTACTATTGAAATGATTAATTATGTCTTCTTCTGATTTACTATTAATACCTATCTCATTAAAGTTTTTATTAAGGTAAAAAGTAGGATTAAACGATCCGTTAGTAGCTACTAAAGCTTTGTCAAACAGCGACCGTTCACTGTCGGTGAATTCCATAGTAAGATCATTAAGCTCTTCCATAAACTCACCCTGTATAATAGGGTCTAACATAGCTCCAACGTTGTAATTAGCCCTGTGGTCTATTAAATCATTAGGGCACCGGAAGTGAAACGAAATCTTATATTTGCATCTTCCAAGGTTTGTAGCGCCACTAGCATCTGCTATGTATGTTTCAGTTGTACGTTTTTCGCTTATTAGAGCTGCGACGAATGGTACTACTTCCTCTTTAAACAAATCGTAAGCTTTAGAAAACACGCTGGCACTATTGAAGTACATATCAAACTCATAGTAAGCCTTGTGAAGCTTTGAAACGTCTACTAGCTCGTACAAGCTGTATGTGTTTCTTATGGTTAAATGCTTGTAAGCTTCATCTGTCGTAAGCTCTAGGACTTCTGAATTTAAAGGGATGGTTCTCCCAAACTTCAGTTTAATCACTGTAGCTTATCTCCTGCCAGCTTTCTTATTACTCCAGCAGTATTACCATTAGCAAGCTTTAAACTATCGATCTGCTTTATAAGACTTCTAAGGTTTTCTTTAACATAAGTCTTAATATCGTCAGACTTATCTTGCTGAGTCTTCCATATTGCTGAATACATCTCTGGATCGTCAGAAAACGTTTGGGCTACGTTTTCTGCTATTTTATCAGCATCTTCTCCAAGGCCTATTTTTAACACGTCAGGAGGATTATGTATTCCGTGAGACTTTACAACCTGAGAGATATACCCTACTATCTCGCTAGCGAACGGATTTTCTTCTCCATCATCTGGAGGGGATATCATTAAAGCCTCTGTGATGCCCCAAGCACACTCCGAAGGGTCTGCTGGATCAAACCATCTTGGGTCTAGGACGTCTCCTGATAAGATGTTGCACAGGTCGATGAAGTCAGGTAAGGACGTGTAGAACTGGTCAGTAGTGGCTATGTTTATAGCCGACATTAACCTGTTGAAAACTTTGTTAGGAATCTTTACTCCAAAGTCTTCTTCTATCTCTTGCCTTATGGTCATGGGGTCCCATTCTAGGCCTTCAGTACCGTATGAGTCTATAAAGCATATAAGAAGAACTGTGGCATAGGATTCACCGTTAAGCCATACAGCTTTTGATGTATCCCTGTGCTCATACGGCTTTACCTGACTACTGCCCTGTTCCATTACAGCCCTTCTTGTAGAGGCCATGAAATATGTACAAACCTAGAAGTAGAAGCTTCAAACTCCTTGTGACTCAGCGACTTACCTGACTCGTCTACCCACTCCATCCAAGGTGAACCTGAAATTCCTGGACGGTTCATCCCTAGCTTCTGGGATCCAAACTCAATAGCAGCTTCCCTTGAAGCCTTTGATTGCGCTTCCTCAAGGGAGGCAGCCTCAATAGTTACATTAGCCTTCTGGCCTACCTTTTCGGACTTCAACGCTATAGCCTTAATCATCTAAGTATCCTTTCTTTGTTTTATACCGATCGTGGGTCTATGTTACTGACCTTGCTGCCAGTTAGCAAACCCAATAGCTAAAAATTTGCATCAGACCCGTAACGTTTAGACTGTGAGGTCTAGACGTTACGGGTCTTATATTTGATAGCTATAGCTATACACTAGATTATGACGCAAAAACGGCTCCAATTTAGCTAGAAGGTAAGCTGTATAATTTTACCTGAATCGTTGGTATAAACTATCCTAGCCTGCTCTGTGTTCATTATGTCTTTAAGCTTTGCCTTATCAGCGTCTGATAGCTGAGCTATAGCCTTCTTTACCGACATTAGGTTTACAGCTATATTACGGGCCTTGGCTTGGCACGGCCTACAGCCTCCTTTTCTAACGCTTCCAACCTTAGCTCTAGCGTTATCTACGGCTATCTTTACAGCCTGTATTTGACCTGAAACCTTGGGGTCATTAAGTATGTTTATGACCATACCGTCGTCTATAATGACTAGTTTGCTTTTGATTTCTGACATAGCAGTCTCCTTAGTTTAGTGGGTCACCTATGGACACGGTTATTTCTGGTTGTATATCTTCCATAGTGTCCATTGTCTTTACAAGGATTTTAACATCACTTAGCATCATCTCCCAAGCCTCGTTAGCCGTGGCTTGAGATCTAAACACTAAGTCTACATAGCTCTTCCTAAACCATGCCGGATTAGCTCCAGGCTGTGGAGCGTTCTCATAAAACTCTTCTAAATCAGACGGAGAGCATATACCATCAAAGTCGTCCTGGTACGAGCCTGTGGATGCGCTTAAAGGTCCGCGCAAGTAACGAAATATAGCGTTACTCATTCCGTTAGCGTCTAAAGCTTCTACCTTCATTCTAAAGCCGTCAATGTTGTTTATGACGTATTTAGCCTGAACGTAACGCTTTAGCTTGATACCATGCTTGTCTGATGGTGTATCAGAAGAACTAAAAGAACTAGAAGAATCACTCATGCTTATGCCCTCCAGGCTATATACAGTGTACCTTAACTTACTCTCATATTCCAAAGATACTTTCTGCGTATCCGCGTCTAGCCACGCTTGACCATAGGATTATTCTTTTATCATTATTCCAGTTTTTAAGGTGCCACCCTCCCTGCCATAGCTGCTCGCCTATGCATATGTCTCCTCCGTTATGCCTAAGCCTTGAGTCAGGTATGTCGCACTCAGTTATACACTCCCTTTTAATAGCCCAGCACGACCCAGACGCAAAGTGTATTTTAAATCCATTAGGGGCTGCATTTCCAGCTTTATCTCTAAAGCTTACACCTTTAAACCAAGAGCCTGTTCTTATCCAACTTAGGTGTTCTTGGTTCATGCTAAAGAAGTATCTAGCACCTAGCATACCGACACTAGGGTCTGACTTTACGTTAGTTATTACAGCTTGGCAGAGCTTATCAAGCCAATGGTTATCAACATCAGCCATAGTGTCATCATCAAACCATATTACCCATTTGTTGGTTATAGGGTTATCTTTGTCGTGGAACATCTCTCTCATGCACGGGTATTTAAACTTGTTGCTGTCTGATCTGTAAAGAACAGATATCTGCTTGTTCTTGTGCATCTCTTCTGCCATAGCTATAGTTTCATCGCATGCCTGGTTAAGATACACTCTTAGGTCTAGCCTAGAACTTGGAACTCTAGCCAGTGCACTAAGGCAGCGCTTATGCATATCGAAGAACTTGCCGTACACTAGTAAACATAGTGTGACTTGTCCTCCTATCTCTTCGTGGTCCATTAGTGAGGTCAGTGGAGACGTCTCCACTAGGTTTACAACTAAAGGCTCATGTACTTTGGCTGGCTTCAGTACAGGAAGCTCAATCTTTCTTTTGGAAGTAACATCGTTATAGTCGTCGATTGTTACCTCTACTTTTACTTTTCTACCATCTGGAAGCACTAGGCTGGTTGGCTTATCAACTGACGGTAACATGTTATTCAAACTCCAATCTGGTAATGGTGGTAATATTCCGGTTAGATAGTAGTAAAGGACAGACTCTGTTATTTTGCTGGCTCCTATCATGTGCTGGCACAATGGAACAGTCTGCCCTTCAGGCTCAAGGTGTGGATAGCTGCAGTAAGACTTGTCTCCTTCAGACTTTAAAACTTTGTTTTTCCAGCAAGCTCTAGGGCCTCTGCAGCAGTCTAGTAGACCCATGGTGTGAAGGTACTTGTGAGGAACGTTTACGTTAAGACCTTTAAAAGCAGGGTTTTCTCTTACGTAGCCTTCCCACCACCACTCTTCTCTTCCTCCTGCTAGCACTACGCATGGCTTTTGCAGAGCTGCAGCCATGTGCATAGCCATAGTTATAGTGCATATAACTCCGTCAGAATGGTGTATCAAAGCCATCAGATCTCTTAGCGACGTTTTACCCCTAAGATCTATGGCTCCTTCTATGGTTCTGTGAAGGCTGGCTGGCTTTCCACCGCTGGCTCCAACCTGTACAAACTTTACACCCATAGATCTTAGTACGTCTACAGAGTCCTGTATGTCAAAGAACCTAGGGTGCTTGGTTGTAAAGTCTGCTTTACCTCCTGACAGCACTACCCAGTACCTGCCTTCAACTGCTCTTTTGCTGAGCTCAGATTCGGATAAGTGTAGGTCAGGTTTTGGATCGGTAAGGCTAAGCTTCATTCCAGACCTTTTTTCAAAGTCGTCATAGAATGCTTGCATGAAGTGTATAGGCTCTCTACCAGCTTTCCGTATGCCATCTCCGTAGCTTAAGTTATATACAGAGGCTCCTAACCTTCTATCTTTAAGCTTTACAATGTATGGGTTGTTTTCCCATATCTCTGGAAATGGGGTTTCTACGCCTATATCTACGGTATCAGAGTATGCCTTATATAGGTCTCTAACCACAGCTGTCATTACAAGGATGTCGCCAGCGGCTCTGTGGTGCCTTAGGATTATAGTTCGCTTAGACATAGTAACCTTCCAAAATCGACATACTACCTTTACGTTTAAATATGGGCAAGGTTACCAACAGTTAATATTCTATTTAATTACATTAAAGTCTGACAATTTTACAATACAGTTATCTGTTTTGTTAGTTGGATGTTCAATTTTTAATATTTCATATTTAAAGTTAACCTTTTTTAATAAACTCTCTAACCTGTTTCTGTACTCGTTTATGTTGTCTTCTTTAACAAGTACGTCTTCTATTACATAAACCCCTCCAACATTAAGTTTATGATAAGAGTTAATTAAAAAATTAAAATTAGGATCAGCTCTATGTAAGCTGTCATCTACCATAAGGTCAAATTTTAAATCTTTAAGAGCTGCGTTTTCCCACAAGCTCATGACAGAAAGCTCAGAAGTTTGATCAACGTAATAACTCTCTATTCTTTCTTCGCGTATTAATACGCTCTTATCAATGTCAGCTCCATATATAATTGCGTTTGGAAAGAACTCTCTCCATCCTCTTAGTGACGCGCCAGGTACTCCTTTTGGTCCCATGTTTGTAGGAATGAATCTGTTTGTAGTGCCTATGCCAAGTTCAAAGACCGATTTAACATCAAACCTACGGCTGTTAAATATCTTGTAATATTCTTTAGTATAGTTATGAAGTCCTAGCCCTTTATCGCTACCATACTTATGCATTATCGAGCAAAGTGGAGTTGTGGTTGTAGCTTCAGTCATAGTTGCCTTTATTAAATTGGTGGAGGTATTGTAGGTAATTCTTCAATCATAGTAGCATCTTGTATTGTCTTACGCCTAGCCGCAAACTCTTTAGCAAGGTCTGATCTAGCCTTTCCATAATACATGAGCAATACAGTCATATCTTGTATGGTTTCAAATTCAATTTCATTACCTTCCATACTGATTAATCCTGGTATAGGCAGGCCCATCGCTGATGCCTCTCTTGCAAGGGAAAACACCCCTACAATAAGGGCAACATCAGAAGGAGTAATACCCAGATGATATCCTTTACCAGAGTCCCATCCTGTTTTTTCTAAAACCGCCCAGTCACTATCTACATTTTGTAATAACCAAGCCTTTGCCTGAGAAAGAGCATCTGGAGGGGCTGAAGGTACGTAGTTCCAAGCTTGCTCTGCAAGATTAGATATAAACCTACCAGTCTCTGAAGTGGGTAAAACAGGCATAGTTACATTTCTTGTAACACCATCTGAATTTGTTTTAATTAGGCTAATGTTATAGATGTCCTCTGTTGCTACTCCTGAGGCATCTATCCTATTTGTTAAAATAATACTTAAACTTAACATACTTTTCTCCTATGTTTTAATAATGAAATTAATGACTAACGCTGGCGGTATGATACCAAATGGAGTCCCACCTCCGGTATAAGAATTAGAAAACGAGTGTGTATGAGTTGCGCTTTCTGTTCCAGTAGTCGTAGTATGTGTATGCCCGGCTGTGGCTCCCTGCGTATTTGGTGTCCCATTAGCACTTCTGTTAGCACCGTCCCTTAAGCCATAGGAACCAGATGATCCCACGTTTCTGCCCCAGCCATGTGTATGATCAGCTGATACCGTACCACTTGTAGCAGTATGCGTATGAGTAGCGCTTTGAGTTGCCGTGGCTGAGTTGTTGGTGTGAGTATGAGAGGCCATATTTGCTTCAGCTAATGTTACTGTTTCTGCTCCTAAAGTTGATCCTAAAGTCCTAGCCGTTAAAGATGTACCGGTTCCAGCACCAATTGGTAATCTACCCCTCATGTCAGGCAGCGTAAAGGTGTTATTCGAATTACCGGAGCCAAATGTAGTTCCAATGACTTTAAACAAATTACTGAAAGCCATTCTGCTTATGGTGCTTCCGTCGCAGACAAGCCAACCACTAGGGATAGTTGATCCAGAGAAACCCCTTATAACACCCGCTGGGGTGACAGATGCGACTAAGCCTTGAAACGCACTACCTTTAGGAGCGTTTGTTGGTACCATGCTATAATTAAAAGATCCAGCCACTTGTTCACCTATATCTTTATAATGAAATTAATGACTATTGATGGTGGCATAATTCCAAACGCAGTTGCAGCTGTTGCAGGCGTATTTGAGTTTGTAAATGTATGCGTGTGGTTAGCACTTTCAGTTCCTGTGGTAGTAGAATGCGTATGATTTTGCTGAATGCCACCAGTACTAGGTTGACCAGAACTACTAGCTGTGGCTGAATCGAATAAACCATACGAACCCGATGTGCCAGCAGTATGACTAAAATAATGTTGATGGTTCGCAGACGCTCCAGTAACGGTGTTGCTTGTGTGCGAATGAGTAGGGCTATCTGTTCCTATTGTAGCTGTATGAGTATGAGAAGGTAGATTAGTTATAGCCAGCGTAGCAGTCTCTGCACCAGCAGTAGCCGCTAACGCTCTTGTGGTTAGGCTGGGGCCAGACCCCACGCCCATAGGGCATCTGCCTCTCATATCAGGTAACGTAAACGTAGTATTTGAATTACCTGCCCCATAAGTCGTACCGATAACTTTAAATAAGCTTTGATAAACACTTCTGCTCACAGTACTTCCATCACATATTAGCCACCCATCAGGAGCAGTAGACCCAGCAAACATTTCTATCACTCCGGTCGGTATGACTGCAGTGTTAGATGGTGCAAACGCACTACCTTTAGGGGCGTTAGTTGGTATCGTGTTATATGCAAAAGCTCCAGCCAATTGTTCACCTATACTTTTATAATAAAATTAACAGCTATTGCCGGTAATAATATTCCAAATGCGGTTCCGCTGCCTGTAGGATCATTCGTAATGCTATGCGAATGAGTAGCGCTTGCATTTCCAAAAGTTGTTCCATGGTAATGATCAGCGGATTGGCCACCGGTTAACGGCGTACCAGAACTAGAACCCGTAAGAGTATCTATGATACCGACTTGCGAACCAGTAGTTCCTATAGGCTTATTATAACTATGCGTATGAGTCACGCTTTGATCTGAGCTTGTGCCTGTGTGCGTGTGTGTGGCGCTTTCTGTGCTTACTGAAGTGGTATGGGTGTGTGAAGGTAAATTAGTGGTAGCTAGTGTAGCTGTCTCTGCCCCCAAAGCTGTACCTAGCGTTCTTGCTGTTAGAGAAGTACCGGTACCCGCACCCATGGGCAACCTGCCCATCATGTCCGGTAGGGTGAATGTACTATTTGAATTACCGGCCCCGTATGTGGTTCCGATGACTTTAAATAAATCACTATATGCGCTTCTGCTGACAACACTTCCATCGCAAACTAACCAACCACTGGGGGCGGTAGAGCCAGCGAACATTTGTATGCTGCCTGCTGATATAGTAGTTTCTTGAACTGCCTGAAATGCAGAACCTTTTGGAGAGTTAATCGGAGTCACTCCGTAACTAAACGCTCCTGGCATTAGTATGCCCCTCCCATTACACATACTTGCAAAGCTGTAGTACTAGCAGTAGTAGTAACACTAACAGAGGCAAAAAGCTTAAATGTTGAAGGAAGAACTAGAGGGTTAGCAAAAGTTAAAGTAGTAGTAAATCCAGCAACAGTAGTCGAAGGAGTTATAGCGGTCACAAGTATTTCTGTGAATAAGAAAGCTGTAGTACCATCCCATACCCAAATGCCCACTATGTTACCAGCAGTTGCTGATGTAAAAGAAGTAGAGCAAGCATTAACTTGAATACTATCAATCCTTAGCCCATTGGTAGAAGTCGGCACAACTTCGATAATGTTTGCTGCTGCAAGGCTAGCTGTTGCTGTTGGGCCTCTAGTGGTACAAGCTGTTTGTGCTGCTAGTGTCTTTGCTACAAAGTACGGTGCTTGAGCAAATATAGGTGTTGCTGTTACTGGCATTATAAACCTCCAAAATTGTTAGCTAAGAAAATATCGCTTCCTGATGACTTAGAAGTTTGTGTACCCCAAGAAGGTGCTGCTGTTCCATTGGATTGCAATACTTGCCCCGCTGTTCCAGCAGCAAGAAAACTAGTTGCACCAGATGCAGTGTTGTAAGGAACTTGGCCAGCACCACCGCCAGCGAGACTAGTTGCAGTTGATGCGTTCCCTGTTAACGCTGCGGTGATAGTGCCAGCAGAAAAGTTACCAGAAGCATCTCTTTGAACTACATAAGAAGCGGTATTTGCACTTGCTGCGTTTATTCCA